CTCTGGGGGGAGTCGAAGAGCCTCGCGCTTCGCGGCAATCTCACCGCGTAGGCTCGCCTTGCGCTTGTTGTGCAACGTGTCGAAGCGTTGCAAGAGTGCAAAGACTTTGTCGTGAGGTACTGCCATGTCGTCCTCTTGTGAGATGGTTGGGGCGGTAGGATTCGAACCTACGAATGCCGGGACCAAAACCCGGTGACTTACCGCTTGTCGACGCCCCAAAAGCTGGTGCCCAGAGCGGGGGTCGAACCCGCATGGCCTATGGGCCGGAAGATTTTAAGTCTCCTGTGTCTACCAATTCCACCATCCGGGCAAGAAGGTGGGCCGCATGGGATTCGAACCCATGACCCTCGGCTTAAAAGGCCGGTGCTCTACCGACTGAGCTAGCGACCCGCTGACTGCTAGTTGTATCCGGGAGGGTATACCCCATACTCTTCGAAGTAGTGGGCAGCTCCGAGGTCATCGATAGGGTTGCTGTAGTCGGTGACCGAAGCCGCTTCTCGTTGGTACTTCTTGTTCGACTGCGCTGCATAGTCTTTTTCGGTGAAAGACTGCGAGTATTGACACCTTGGAAAGCTGCTACACCCCCAGAATCGTTCGTTGGTGTGGTTGTTTGTTCGAGCTACCATTGGTGCGTTGCACTCGGGACAGGACGGCATGGGGTTTTCTCCTGCTGATATAGGCTGGTGCGAACAGAGGGACTCGAACCCTCACGGGAGTTACCCACCGGATCCTAAGTCCGGCGCGTCTACCAATTCCGCCATGCTCGCATAAGGTTGAGTCGAAGTGGTGAGCAGAACAGGGCTTGAACCTGCGACCCGCGGCGTGTAAAGCCAACATGCTCGTGCGGGGTCTAGGTAGTAGCACTTCATCGAGGAAGTCTCTTATAGGTGCCGCGCGGCACCGCTGTGGCCAGCCGCTCTGGAGCGTAGCAGGCTTCGGCTCTCTTCTTGCGCTTCTTCTTGCGCTTCTTCGGCTTGGCTTCTTCGATCTCCTCGTCGAGCCTGTCTTGTTCTTCACCGAGGAGCTTGGCCGCCACGATCTGGTTGAGCTTCAGCACGTTGGCTTCGATATGCGGGTAGCGTGTCAGCTCTTCCGAAAACATCTGGATGTCGTGGTCATTCAACACCCAACGACCGCGGTCGTTGCGCCCGCAGTGCATGATCTCGTGATCGCAGAGCCAGCGTCGGGCACGAGACGGCAGCAACCGCCAGACGCCCTCGCAGAAGGTGATCTTGAAGTCGAAGCCGGTGAGCTTGCGGAACTGCCCGCCGAGGGTCTGGCAGAATCCCCAGACCTCGCCCTGGGTTCCGAACTTGTCCCCCATGTCCTCTGGCTCGAAGTCCTCCAAGACGAAGAGGATGGCGGCGTTGGCCAGGTGCGGGTGGTGCTTGTCGATGAGCAGATCCGCAAGGTCCCAGGTGCCCTGCGGTGCGATGGTGACATCTCCGCCGAAGACCGACACGAACCGCTTCTGAAGCGTCGGGGGGCGGTCGGGGAGCAGCAGGTTGTCGGCGGGGTCGCCCCGCCCGTCGACTACCTTGACCTGGGCGATGTAGCCGCGCGTCTTGAACACCCGCTTCATGCGGCGCACTGCTTCCTCGTTGCGGGGGTGTTCGTAGTAGTAGTAGCCGACAGGCTCGGGGTCGTCCTTCTTTGGCTCGTACCAAAGCATCCCTAGATCGACGGCATCGCCTTCATCCAGCGGACCCTTGACGTGGCGCAGTTGCGGCCGGCCCTTGGCGTCGTAGTGGGTTCGGAAGCGCAACTTCGGCATGGTTTCTCCTTCGGTGAGTTCCTTGTACCCACCTTTAACAGACTGCAATCCACTCGTAACAAACCCCGGAGAGGGTACTCCCCGGGGCGCTTGCGAAGAAGAATTATGCGTTTGCTGGCGCGTCCTTGCCCCAGCCTGCATCGGAGTCAACCTTGCAGTCCCCCGAGGGACAATCCAGTGCAGTGAGCACCTGCATGGGTTTTGAGCGATCCCGGTAGACGGCGGTGCCGGGGATTCCGAGGCGATGTGCGAGAGTGTATGCGGCGGCTACGTCTGCCGCCGTGGCATCTTCCGGGAGGTTGATTGTCTTGCTTGCCGACATGCAGGTGAAGGCACACACAGCCGCTTGCATACGCACATGATCTTCTGCGGGAATGCTGGATGCTTTGCGCATCCACGACTTGCCGTAGTGCTCGCGCTGTAACCACAGGTCGTGGTAGATGACCGCGTGTCCGTTGTTGTCTTGTCGGCCAACTGCCCACGAGAACGCCGGCTCCAGTCCCGAGTTGACGCTGATGTTGTGGGCCACACCGTTGCTAGCCAGTCGCGACATCAGCCACCCAGCGATCTGGGCAATTGTCCCTGTAGGAGCTACAGATGTCACTGCGGTGTGGGTGGCGTACAGTCCGACATCGATGTTGTGTTGGAGAGCTGCCAGTCGATGGCGTTGCTCCCTTAGCAACACGTACTCCTCAGCGTATTCGATACGCGCATCGAAGATGTTGCGCATCCGGTCAGGGTTCCATCCCTTTGGCTTGGGCCACCCACCGAACTCAGCCAGTCGGAAGCTCTCTTCCCAACAGGTGAGATAGATTTCCGCCATGGTGCTCGCGGCGAAGCGTTGCGCACAAGCACTGCCGTAGGCCACGTGGAACAGCATCAGTGCTTCTGCGAGGCCCATGATGCCAACGCCGACGGTCCGGAAGTGCTCGCGCGTCATCCGATCGATGTACTCTACCGGAGCTTTGTTGAATTCTGCCGCGTGGGCGATGTACTTGAAGGCGCGCTTGGCTGCTGCTCGGATGGCCGCAAGGTATGTGGCGAAGGCGCGGGTACCCATGAGGTATTCCCAGTCTGTCGCGCTTGCAAATCCCGAGGTGTTCCATATCCCCGGAAGCAGCAAGTCTCGTAGTTCGGCCTTGTCCTCTCGGGTATTGATCGTCTCAGCAGCTAGCCGTAGGTTCAGCGATATGAGGTTGCACGATCCTCCCGGAGGGCTGACATACTCCGAACAGGGGTTGGAGATACGCACACCATAGACTTCGGAATCGACAGGGTTGAACCGCTCATAGGTATCTTCGGACACTAGCCCCGGGTCGCCACACTCCCAGGCGGTGCGCACGATGAGGTCGAAGAAGTCCCGCGCCATGATGGTGCCCTTCCCATAGCGCTCTAGTGTCGGCACAATGACGTTGCGGAAGCGTCGAGCGTACTCGGTTTCCTTCCAGTTGTTTGGGTTGGGCTTGAGGTTCTCGAGCAGCCCCTCCCAGGTAGTGATCAACACCGCGTAGCGGTAGTTCCCGTTGTTGGGGGCGTGTTGGGTGTCGTCTCCGATTTCGATGTCGAATACCTCGGTGCGCTCCTCGTTGACATCGAAGACATCCCCGTTGCCAAAGGTCTCCAGCTTGCCAGATCCGAGGTCAGTTTTGGTCCACGGATACTCACCTTGCTTCGGCTTCTCCTTGCTGAACCACGAGAGAACCCAGGGTTCGTTGTTTTCTACCGCATTGAACAACGCGTCCGGGATCCGCAAGCTCATGTTGCAGTTCTGCATCGGGAGGTCCCAGTCTCGGTTGGCCTCCCGCCAACCACTCAAGGCCCAGTCGAAGACGCGCGGCACCATGCGCCTGCGGCTGTCTTCTGCGATCACACCGACACTGATCATGTGGCCAAAGGCCAGCCCTGCATCGCGCTCTAGGAGGTCCGGCATCAGCTCATCTGCCGTCGGCCACTCCTTTCGGAAGACGTACTTGCTGGTGTATAGATCGATGACTGCTAGCAGCTTCGAATCGACTGCGCCAAGCATGGCACAGGCATTCGCTCTCCAGTCGTCAAGGAACCCGAGGCTCACCGGCACCTTGGCGAGAATGAACTCGACGGCGTCGGGATGCCATGCTGACAATTGGAACATCGCGGCACCGCGCTCACGGCCGCCGTTGGTGATGTATCCAGTGGTGCGCTCAATTCGGTCTAGCGGCCCCCCGCGACCGAGTATCCCAACCGCACAGCTCTTGGCGTAGGTGATCTTCGTGCCACGGGGCCGAGCCTTGTTGCCGCAGACACCAAAACCACCCGATGCCACGTAGACGGATTCGGCGTGGCTGTTGGTTGTGGCGAAGTCCTCCAGCGTATCGCCGAGTTCTCCTGTATAGCAAGAGGACCCGCAGCGGTTGTGCCTTCTGGCAGAGCCATAGTTCCAGACCTGCGGACTGGACGGAATGGCTTGACCGGTGACCATCATCTCGATGATCTCTTCTTCGAAGGCAATGCGCCCTTCGGGTGTCTCGAAAACGCTGCCCTCGGCAACTGCGTGGCCTACTCTCCTGAAGGCGTCCTCCCAGGTGGACTCGGTATCGGAGCCCGGGTCTTGGTACCTCCCCTCGAAGAGCGAGCGCTCGTAATTGGAAAGGAAGTAGTCGCCCGAGGGTGTGTCGCTTTGCATTGAGAAATTCTCCGAACGAAAGATGCCTGTTCGAAACCTAGAGACTTGGGCACGTGCTTCTACCTAGCGGTGCCTAAAATGACCCCCTAGAGAGGGCTTTTCGCCCTAAACCAGGAAGTTACACTCGTTGTGCGCCTAGCCTCCGGGGCTCAATCCAACGCAGCCCGGGGAGTGGTACATCGACAGCCCCGAAGGCGCTCTTGTAGCCGTCAATACTCGGGTCCCAGTTGTTCGACATATCGAGGGTATCGGCTCCTCGATTCCAGCACGCCTCTCGAATAGCGTGCGCGTGTAGCACTGGGACCAGTGCGTACCGTCGATAGCTTGGGTCGGTGTGCCGCATCACTAGCTCGGTGTGGAATTCCAGATTTGAGCCGGTGCTTCTACAACTGACCAAAGCGATTGGCTTGTCGTCGACGGAGGCAATCACTGCAAACCCGCGCCCAGACAGCACTGCGGGGAGGAACTCAAGGTGCAAGAACATGAATACCGAGTTATCGCTCTCCAGCCGAGCGGTGTGCCGTCCAGGCAAGACCACGCCGCTGTCAGCAAGCGTCTGGAAGGTATCCGAGTCCACCACTTCGGACACTTGCTGACTCCATTGCGCATGATACTCTTGCCACTTGCCTTCGAAGTGTGCCAGGAGTCGGCTTGCCGAGCGAAGGATCAGGAGGGGGTCGGTGACGATAGAGTACGTCACTTCCTTCGAGATTGACCCGTAGAAGAATCTGACAAGGTCGCGACGGTTGGAGCGGAGCCAGTGCTCAAAGCCGCGTTGTTTGTAGGGCAGGTGGCGCACGATTCCAGGAGGGGCCGCCTTGAATCCCATATCTTTCGGATAGGTCTTCTTGGTTGTCCAACCCTTCGGGACAGCTCGCATACCGAAATCTTCCCACGGGATTCCCGCTGGCATGAAGTAGTCGAGTAGGTAACCGTAGGTGGTGGTGTAGTACGGCATGAGTACGCGCGGGAAGGTGGCCAAGGTTGGGGTCTCTCCCTTGGAGACACTGATGCTGAACTCGGCCCAGTCCAGTTCTTCCTCGATGCCCACCCACCAGTCCTTTCCGTTGGTGAGCCAGAAGGTATCAGAGTAGATTTCGCTGTTGCGGCTGCGGAGGGCGTACTGCGCAAAGACCATGCGTTCGTACCCGTTCCGGATCGGGAGGGATTCAAGGAACCAGGACTCGGGACTGGAGGTTCGGTAGATCACAGCAGCTCCTTGCCGTCCGGGCCAAACAAGACCACCCTTTGGCCCGGCGTCTTGCGTTCGTTGTTGCGTGCTTCGATGCGTTCAATGGCCTCTTTACGCTCGTGCTGATGGCGTATCCGCCGGACCTCTTCGGTTTCATCCTCGGAGTCTTTGTCGACACCGGGAGTGGCTGGTGGTGGTGTAGCAGTGCGCATCTCGAACCCCTGTGCAGCCAGCTCTGCCGCGTGCAGCGGGTCAGAAGGAACGATACCAATAGTCTCCGAAATGTAGAACCCAGTTGCGGGTTCTTCCTCGGTTTCATCTTCCCAACCCTCTTCTTCGTCTTCGTCTTCGTCGTCCCACGTGATGAAGGCGGCCGCCTCTTCCTCGGAGAGGGTGTCTGGGTCAACCACGTCGAAAATAGCATACATATCTTCGATGTCGACTAACAGTTCTAGCCGAACAACATCTAGTGCGGTTGCGTCGCGATGCAGATCGTGAAGGAAGATCCCAGCCCAGTCCAACAGCAAGTTGAAGTTCGCAGAGGTAGGTCGGTTGATGAACTCCCGGAGTACGTGACATGCAGTAAGGGTGCCATTGCCGCGCACCCCGTCATGCTTGTATTGGTACGCCAGGTAGATTCCTTCGAACAGCCAAACCCGCAGCAGCGGTTGATCTGCTGTGGGAAGCACGATGCGGTGCGCCTCGTCTGTGTCGCTCCACCTTCCGGTGCCCCAGTCGATCTTCGGAACGCCTAGCGCTAATGCCAGCGCGGTGGTGAACAGTACGTTTTCGCCGAATGCAGAAGTCATCCCTATTCCTCTGCGGTCAGTTCGAGAATGCGCCGCTCGCGGCGCGCGAGCATCGGGTGCCACCACGTGGGGGTATCATTGAGATACAGCCGCGGGTAGAGTTCGATGAACTCCTGACACTGTGGGCACACCCCACAGCGGTTTGCATGTTCACAGGACCAGGTGTTTTCGAAGTCTTCAACACCCATCCCCAATGCCACCCCGAGACGCATGTTCTCGAGTTTGCTCTGGAACCACAGCGGTACAACCACCTCAACCGGCAGCCCAATGGCGTTGGGCAGCCACCGATTGAGCTTCTCCAGGAACGGGAACCACTGATCGTCGCCGTAGTGATCCTCGCCCCACCGCGTCTCCTTGAAGCTCCGAAGCGATGATTGCTGCGCCCAGTAGACACGGTATAGGCCGCGACATGCAGCATAGATAGCGGCGTGGTAGAGGAACATCCCGTTGCGCCCTGGGGTGAAGCCGAAAGTCTTGGAGTTGGCCAGGCCGCCTGCGTCCTGTAGCTCTTCCTCAACACTCTCGAAGGTGCGCGGGATAGGCGCTGCTCCGGAAAGCTGCGCAATATCCGCTGCTCGCGGCCCCAGCAGGCTGCGCATGTGTTCGCTGATGTCCGGGTAGACACACTGCACCTCGGCATTGAAACGACGCCGCAACGCCCGGCCGAGCTTGGAAGTGCCAAAGCGTTGGCCTGCGAAGGATACTTGCCCATAGTCGAAACAGATCAGGTGCAACGGCAAGCCACTGGCAGCCAACATGTGTCCGAGAACCCAGGTGTCAATGCCACCGCCAGAGATGAGAACTGCGGGCTCGGTCAGCGGGTGTGCGGACATTGTTACTCCTGGTGAGCGTCGCTCACAAGCAAAAGGTCACTGTAGGATTCTTCGAGAAGTGGGTCGGTTTCTGCTACCAGCAGTGGATCGGGAATTCCGGCCTCTGCATACCCCAACTCCCGGTCTTTGCAGGCTTTGCATTCGCCACACGGGGGCCAGACACCTGCGTAACAGGAGTGCGTAAGCCGAGCCAAGCCCGGCGGAATTAGTTCAATCACTTGACGCTTCGATAGCGTCTTGAGTGGCACACTCACCCCTAGAGTGTGTCCGGGGAAGGTTTCCTGTACTGTCGCATTGACTGTTTTGACGAAATTGGTGCTGTTGTCGGGGTAGATGTCTGCCGCCACAGAACCGAGGAGTATCTCTTGGCATCGATGTGTCATTGCGTAGGCAACGGCCACCGAAACGAAGATGAGATTGCGTCCGGGAACCCAGTCGTTGTCACCGTTGCCGGTTAGTCGCGACTGCACAATCTCCGGAATCACTGCTAAGTTGAGCTGTTGCCAGTTGTTCCAAGCCAGCAAGGACCGAGCCATGACCTTGGCAGCTAGCAGCTCACGGTGGTGCTGCTGCCCATAGTCGAAGGTGATAGCCTCCACGTTTCGTGGAGAGACCATGCGGCAGGCTTGGTACAGCAGTGCTGCACTATCCAACCCACCGGAAAGCAGGACAAGGATTCTTCGGGACATGGGCTTACTTTTTCCGCTTCTTGTTCCGGAGAGCGCGTTTCACTTTCTTCTTGCGGTATCGCGACTTTTTCTTCTTCTCTTCGTCTTTTTGACGCTGCCACTCCTCATCGGTGATGAGCACTACCTCCCCGATCTTCTGGAGCTTGGGTAGCGGAATCTTGTACTTCTTGATGAAGGCACGGCGCTCAACGTTGCTCTTGAGCTTGTCGAGGATGAGTTCTTGGTCCTTGAAGACGATGGTGTACGGCGCTACTGCGGTGACTGTTCCGTCCTTGGCCTTCTTTGGTGGCGGCTTGGCGATATGCAGGTTTTCGATCTGCACATCCGGGTGCTCTTCGAGCCACTGCTCGATGGCGTTGACCAAGTCTTCCTTCGAGTGTTGCTTGTACTTGTAGCGCTTGCGCGGCAGCTTCTTGGTGATCGCCCGCTTGCGGTCCTTGGTGATCGGGTGGACATCCAACCCGAGCTTGCGTAGTACCTTCGGTGGAAGGTAGTTGGGGAGTGTTGTCTCGACCTGTGAGGGCAGGGTGCTCCCAGCCAGCATGTTGCTGGATCCGAGCAGGCTTACCGGGTCGTTCGGGTCCTCGTGCTCTGCTCCCGGGAATAGTACGTGTGCCGCCCCGTGCCCCGCCTTCTCGAAGGCGAAGGTCATGCGCTCTGACTCGTTGGCTGCATCCAATCCCTCGTGGATGCAGTGCTCGATGAAGTCGATCTGGAAGTGGGCACCCTCGCCAGCGATGTACACCGCCCAGTCGCGATACTCGTCTTCGTCCATGGTCATTGCCATGTTTGACCACATGGCGGTCAGACGTTGCAGCGTATAGATGTTGTGCCACGCCAGCAGCGAGTACATGCGGAACTTCGCCGGAAGTGCGAAGACATCCCATGTTGGAAGTAGGCTGCACACCGGACAGGAGCAAGGCAACGGAACGCCTGGCACTGGCATGGTGCCTGCCTCGATGTACTGCTGCTTGGTACGCTCGCGCCCCATCGGGTAGAGCTTGAGATCACCGCCGGGTTCGAGCATCAGGTAGCGGTTGTACCGCACGCCCTGCAACCAGTGGGTGCTGTCGACGGTGAAACGGTCTATGTACTTTCCGAGCCAGGCGTAGAAGGGCATCCGGGAGGGTCCAGCGACTGCGAAGAGGTGCAGGTGCTTGTAGGGGACTTCGACCTTGCGGCGCTTGCCGCTCTTCTTGGAGCGCTTCACCACCGTGCGAGTGGTGCTCCACGGAGCCTCTTTGAGTACCGTGATGCAGTTGCGCAGTAGCGCCATCTCGAGCCATGCTCCCGAGCCAACTGCCCAGCCATCCCACACGTACTCTCCGTTGCGTCCGGAGACTATGTCGATGAAGTTGCGCACCTGGCGTAGGTCGAAGCCGTGGGCTACGTTGAGTAGCCGGAGACCATCGGCGCGCTCTCGGTGGAATACCCGGTTGTTCGCTCGTTGCGCATAGGCACATGCCCTGACAACGCTGCGGTGCTCTTGATCAACAATGCGTGGCGGGATGTCACACGCAGTGCCGATGTTGACGCCCTTGTTGTAGAAGTTGATGACTTTCTTCGGGTCGATGTAGTTGATCTTTCCGGCATAGAGCTGTGCCCCACCGGAATCTCCCATGATCTCTAGTTCGCTGTGATTCCAGGTACTCATGTCGTGCATCACTGCACCCGGACGCGAACGCTCCATGTCTCGAATGGCCGTCTTGTCATGTGCCGCCTCGGCGCTGATGAGCACCGAGGAGAGCATTCGTCGGCCTACCGTACCCTCTTCGAAAGGAGAGAAATCATGGACAGTCTCCCACTCGGAAGGATCTGGGTAGTCACGCGGTTCCCACACGGTGAGGATGGTTCTGTGTGGGAACCGCAGCAGTGTGGTCTGCGGGGTAGGTTGCGTGGCTTTGAAACCCCGCACCAGGCCATTGTTTTCCCATCGGGAGTAGATGCGCAAGCAGGTAATAGAGCGCGGCCAAGCGGCGCTGGGGATCCACTCGAGGGGCATGTCATTTCTCTCCGAAAACAGCCATCAGCAGCTCGCTGATGTTGTCAAACTGTGCTATGAACGAACTCAGGTCAAGATCGGCGGCTTTGGCTGCCGCGTAGATGGCTTCGGCTTGCGCGTCGGTGGGGTACCACCTCGACACAGGACCACTATTGATTATTCCGGTGCCCTCGATGGACTCAATGAACCATCCGGTTGGTGTGTCTTCCGGCATTTTCACTCCCTGCTACTCTCTTACCCTTCGGGACTCACTGCTTTGGGTGGATGCCGGGGAGGAGTAACTCCTCTGGAATTCCATAGGAGTCGTCGCTGTTCACGGTGAGGCTGACTGCATAGCTAGACGCAAAGTCGCGTTTGTAGTATCCTGCGGTATACTGTTCTTCTAGGATTTCGACGGCGTCCGCGCCGTGTGACAGATACGACCCGTTTTCAGCAGCTAGCGCCTGCGAAGATAACCAAGTGAACACTTGGCCAAGGGCAACATGGCGTTCGTGCTTTGATAGCGGGACGTGGCCGAACCACAGCCGTTCCCATACGCCCTGTGTCCACTCTAGTCGAGCCCAGATGTCAACACCCCAGAGCTTGCCGTCGCGTAGTATCTCGAAGACGCGCAGGTAGTCGGGTGCGGTACGTGCTAGTTCGAGGATGTGGGTGTAGTTGATCTCGAACCAAAGGTCGAACGTGTTGGGATCCTCATCCTCATCCCGGAAGTTGCTGTTTCGGATAAGGGACATGAAGTCACGTTCGAACACGCGCTGTGCGTCCACTCGAACTGCACAGAAATCGCCCATGGCGCGATGCTTGCGAATCTTGCTTCGATACTTGCGCCGAGTCTTTGCCGAATGTGCCGCCCCCACCAGGGCTACGAACGCCTCTTCCGTCTTGGTTCGGGGTATCAGCCACGAATCGCCATCGTGAAACATGAAGGGAGTGCTTCCGAAGACCTCCACCACTGTCGGCTCGGGCCACAGGTGTCGGAGGGTGAAGGTGCCCAACTCCTCCGGATGTTCGTTGCAAAGCTGTGCCAGCTTGAGCAGGTACTTGGGATCCGTGCAGTACCACCGGTGGCAGCAGGAAGTCTGCGGGAATTCTCGGATGTATTCGAACCACTCGTACAGTTCTTGGCCACTGGCGGTGGCGTGGGGCACGGAGGCTACTAACTGTCCGTGGTAGTACAGATCGTACATACCCCAACCGTCGAGTTGGAAGAGTGTCTCGATGGACGCGCGGCAGTGCAGTGGTGTAGCTTCGAACGGCGCGGTGGGTAGGTTGTGAACGACAACGGTGTAGTCATCGTAAACGTGCTCCGTTCGCGACGGCGTCCACTCGGCTAGGACACTGTCAACCAGCAAGAACGATTGCTCGGCAGGGTGCAGGGTGGTACGCCACCCTGCCGGCGACACGTCTTTTACAAGGGCGTGCCACTGCTTCGGGCTGCGTACATGCACGTGCGGATCGCGCGCCGCCTCATCTTCATTTTCGGTGTAGAAGCCCCTGCGAGCGAGGGTGAAGAGTCGTTCGAGAACCTCACGTAGCACCTCCTCCTCGAAATACTGGAGCACTCCGAAGGCGTACACTGCATCGAACCGAACCGGTAGTCCGGCCATTGCGAGATTCACTGGGGACGCTTGCGCGATGTCCATCAGCGCCATGCGCTGGCGTGTCTCCGGTTGTGCTAGGTCCAGCGCCGCTGAAGAGAGGTCGATGCCCCACACCTCGATGGTTCGGTTTTGTTGCGCGCCAACGGCTACCAGGGCATCCATGATATTGCCGGTACCACACCCCACATCGAGGAATGACGTTGCTTCTGGGAAGAGCGCCAGTAGCGTGCGTGCGGCGTCTTCCCAAGAATAGTCTTCTTCCTCTTCGAGGTTGGCCGGGCGGTCGCCAATAGAGTACCACCCCTGTGGGTGCTCGGGGTCAGTGTAGTAGCTTCGATCGAAAAAGGCGTCGTGCTCTTCGGGGGGGAGCGTCTTCGGCATAGCTGCTCTCCTATCGTTCCTTACTCTTGCGTTCTTTAGCTTTTGCTTTGCGGTAGCGCTTGTAGAGCAATTCGGCTATCTCGTCGCAGTTGGGAGAGAAACAGGTCTCGGCCCAAGGGCACCAGCGCCAGAACTCGTCGCGAGCATCGCTACGTTTTTCGCAGCGGGGCGGGGGCAACTCTCCGCGTTTGATCTGTCGGCGGGTGTGTGGAACAAGTGCTTCTAGATCGGCGACTCCGCCGCGCTTGGTGCGTCGGAACCACGGCACCCACAGTTTCATTGTGGGTCGGTCTCGGGGGATATAGATGATTAGCACACCGAAGCAGCGCCCCTTAGGTAACCGAGCCCGCTTATTAAAGATCACGTTGCCTGCTACATCTCGGTGGATCACCCGAGCCCAGCCGAGTTCGAAGAATTCGGCATACGTGTGTGCTTGGCGTCGTGCGGATCGAAAAGGGCCCTCCTTCTGCCGAATCTTGGCTTGGCGTAACGAGGTGGTTTTTAACTCAAGCACCACGTATCCAAGATCCATCGGAACCAGGAGCAAACCATCGGCGTGCCCGTACTCGCCGATATATGGATCTGGGTGGACTAGCGAATATTCGATGTAGTGGACTAGCTGTCCGCAATGCCAGCCGGGGGAGCGTCGGTTGGTCCATGTCTTGCCGCACACCCGGCATTCCCAAGACCCCCAGAGAAGGCCCTTGAGTCCGAGCCACTGCTGTACTGCCTCGTGAACCGCAGTCCCTACCGCAGTGTAAATCATCGACTCAATACGCCACTCAACACGGGGGACGCCCTTGCCATACTTGGCCCATTCGGTAAGGGCTACGTTACGCGGGCAAACCCCTCCACTGGACGCACGGAACTCTGCCCGATGCTTGCGTCGGACGCCCTCACCGCGCCGGTCGGTGTCGAGAATAGCATTGAACAGTAGCTTCCGAACGTGTTTGAAATCAGTGCTCATCTGCCGCTAAAGCCTTGTTGATTGATGAAGTAGGACGGAATGCCTAAGTTTCACGTCTACGACCCGGCCCGTGCCGAGCGCCTTCTACGTGCGTTACGTTCGGCGGGTATTCAATACCGTGAGAAATCACACTTCATCTATGTTGCGTGTCCGTTCCATGGCGGTAAGTCTCTGGGTTTCTGGATCCACAAGAGCGGGCGCAAGGCCAAGTGCTGGAAGTGCGAACAAGAGACTGACTGGAACGGGTATGCCGACAAGGTGGGTCTTCGGCGCATCGATGACCTCGATGATACCGACTCCGGGTACTCCATGCGTTTCCTCCATCAGCTTTTAGACGGAGAAGGTGAAGGAGGCGGAGAGGAGTTAGCATCGGTAGAGCTTCCCCACAAGATGCGGCCGTGGCAGACCTCGTGGCGTCGTTTGCGTGCAGATTTCCTCTCTCGGTTAGGCGTTTTCCGGTGGTATGATGATGTGTCTCGATACGAGCGCATCCTTTTCCCGCTAACATTTCAACACGAGGTGGTTGGGTGGCAAGCTGGCCGCGCCGACCCCAAAGGGCGTTACTGGAAGCGCGACCCCAAGTATCGGGCTTCCGAACCGTTCCCCTCCAAGTACACCTTCTTCGGTATCGACCAGGTGCGTCGGATGCGCGCTTTGGTACTCGTAGAAGGAATCTACGACTGTCTGCGGCTGTGGCAGAATGGCATTCCGGCGTGGGCCAATCTTGGCGCTAAGTCAGTGTGGACGGCTGAGAAGGCAGAGCTTGTGCGCGGGCAGACACGCCTTGAGATGCTGGTTACTGCCTTCGATGCTGACGCTGACGGCAAGAAGGCTACGCAGATGGTCAAAGAAGACCTCGGCGACGACTTGCGCGTTGTCCGAGTGTGCCTGCCCAAGGCTGCTGACGGTGACTACCATGATGTAGGCAGCTCACCGCAACGTTGGATACGGCAACTGCGTGCCGATGTGCAGGATGCTGGTTGGGACGGGCGCTTCCGTCTCTACCCGTTAATACGGGAGTATGACGGGTCGCGCTTCAAGCGTCTTCGCTAAGCAACTCGGCGTTGTGCTGCGGCGCTGATCTCGGTGACGATTTCCAGGGTGCGCCCGGTGCTCTCAAAAGAGAGGCTCACGTCGGCAGAGGCCACAGCCACTACCTGCTGCGTTGTCATCGGTGTTCCGTTGATAATGTGCAGTCGATAGGTGTCGCTGCTTCTTCCGTAGCGCTCTACGTCATTCTCGGCCATGGCGACTACCATGTCGATGATGTCTTCTCGACAGGGCACGCGCCGGTCTTCGAGGCCGGCATAGACCAGGCGCGCCCGGGCATTCCGGAGGTTCGGCATGGTGCGTAGCAGGAAGCCACGCAGCTTGGTAGTGTCTGGGCGAGCGACACTGGCGTGTCGGAAGGTCTCCTCGACGCGATCCAGCTCGTTGGGGATATCAAAGACGAGGGCATTCAGATCCTTGAAGGCCACGTCGCGGCTTTCCAGCCAGTCAACCTTCATGCGTTCGAGTTGGGTGCGCATGTAGTTGGACAGCAGCAGGTTTTCGTCACGCAGCATCTTGTCGATGCGTAGTGCCAGCTTGCGGCGGAGAACCGAACGCTGTACCTGTGCCGACTGCTTGTTTGTCCGAGCCACCCCGAACTCTTGCTCAAACTGCTGCATCTGTTGCTGGGCATCTTGGTCGATGGGTTGGCGACCTTTGCCGATGGCCCACGCTAGCTGATCCAGCGTCTTCACGACCATCCCTGGGCGCACATTCTCGGGGAGGGTGAAGAAGAACTTGAACCCGAAGGTGTGTAGGTCGGTGGAACGCTCCCGAACCTCCTGTGCTGCCACCAACACCCAGCCAAGACGCTCCACTAGCGCGCGGGCCTTCTGCTCCGCTGCTGACCGAGTTCCGAACAACGCGCGGTTGATTCCGTGCATCTGCATCATCTGCTTCGCGCGCTTGGTCTCGTCGGTGGGGAGGTGTAGCTCTTGCGTGCGCGTCATCTCGACTTCCAGCAGGGTTCCTCCGTCGTCGCCTTGGGATACCTGCGCGGCTACATGGCCCCGCGCAAAGGCGCGATCCAGACGTGCCTGCGCGGCGTGCAGTGCTTCGCGGATCTGCTCGCGCTGGTAGTCCTTCTCGGCTTCGGGATTGTCGGCAGTATCGCGCATCACGGACATGGCGCTGCGGAGCCATTTCTTCATCACCGACTGTAGGCCGCGTGACTTCAGCGAGAATCGGAAGACTAGGGTGAAAGCTGTCCGAGGCACTAGCTGGAGGGTCACCGTCCAGCGTACTCGGTTGTTCTCGCCTGACCCGAGAACGAACTCTCGGGCGATGGTGTAGCTCTTGTTCGGAACTACATCCTTGCCGAGCCGCACTGTCGCCGAACCCCCGCCAGGCAAGTAGCCGTCACGAAGACGGTGCTCGTAGTTGGCCATGGCCTTGTTGTAGGCTACGGTGTAGTCGCGCGCGTTGACCGTTACGTCGTCGTCGAGGGCCTGTTCCCACAGCACCCTCCGAAAGTCCCGCTTCTGCTGACCGCTGAAGGGTGGGATCAGTCGCTGTACTTGTTGGATGGCTGCGTCGTGGCGCAGGGAAGAGCGGAATTGCTCGGGAATGCGGTGCTCGAAGGTGAACGTCTTGCGCGTGCGGCTCACGGCGTCGAGAATCTCCTCGACTAACTGCTTCAGCGAGGTCTGCTGCTCCGACGATAGCCGCTGCTCGGGGGCCCTCCGAGCTACGATTTCCTCTTCGAGTTGATCGAGAGCTTGGTGTACTTCTGCCGTGGCTTGCCACAGGTACTCGGGAAGCTCCGACACATCCCACGAGGGCAACCGCTCCAGCAGGCGAGCACAGCGCCCGAGAGTTAGCACTTGCGCCCGCAGACTCTCCCCGGCATCACCCAGCAGCAGTGCGTAGTCTTCTGCTCGGGCGTACTCGGGACGTGCTGCGCGACGCAACACCTGATCGACGCGGACTAGTGCGTCGTCGTAGGCGTCTGCTGCGGCCAATGCCAGTGTGCGTCGGAGAACCGGATGCTTCTCAACGCAGAGGTCTTGTAGGGCGTTCTGTCCGGTGAGGGCCAAGCGGCGAAGCGCGATGTCGGGAGTCATGTTCGGCATCCTAGGTCTGGCGTTCGTACTGGAGGATCGTCGTGCGTGTGGCCTCTTCAACCATCCCACTGATGAACATCTGCACGATGATGTCTTCACTTCCTCCGCCGTTGTCGAAGGCGAGGAGGTGTTGTACGCAGGGGGTTGACTGTGCGGCTACGAGATTCTGAAAGTCCGGGGTGTAGGTGTAGGACTCTCCCGCGGCGATAGACTGATCGGTCACTAGTGACTCGGTGACACTCCCGTCATCTTCGGGATCGCCTGACACCCCAAGGTCTGTCAGTCGGGTGATGGTCAGCGTCACGGCATCGCTGTCGTGGAAGTTGATGAACACCAGTTTGGGGAGGAGAACCTCGGTGACAGAGAGTGCGTCCTCGACCACTTGCCCAGTCAGGGTTCCCCCGGCGGGGACGGTGTATGCTTCACGGATGTTGGCAGCGACCAGCGCCATAGGATCCCCCGATCAAGTCAGGCTATTGGTGTTGAACCAGCGTTTCGCCACCTGGGCGAGTTTGGCGTCGAGCTTGTCTGGGTGGCGCTCTCGGGCCAGGAGCATGGCGTCGCCCCGAGTCAGCGGGATGACCAGCGCCAGCACGGCTTCGGAACGCTGTTGTTGGAAGGTCAGGCGATAGCCGTGTTTACCGGAGTAGAAGAACTTCCGGGAGCCGCGCGTGAACCCGAGCTTGAGCAGACGATCCTTGAGTGCGGCGCGCGTAGCCCGATCTGCTGGTACCTCAAACGAGGAGAGAAACCGAATTTGGTACTCATCGCGGCTGCGGTCATAGACAGGCGGAGTGTACTCAAACCCTTCGGGGGTCTCAAGTTCGAATTCGTTTGAGAGTTTTTCTTCGAGTTTGGTCAGTTTGACCACACCGTATCGGTCCATCTTCAGAAGGCGTTTTACTAGTTGCTTGCGGCGAGAGTCGGCAACAGCCGGGGAAGATCCCAGCGGTGCGACACCTGGACGCCAAGGCTCGATGTCGCGGTCGTGGCACACCCGCTGGAAGATAAGGATCGCTGCCGACCACTCGCGCAGCCGGTCGCCATGGCCGAGACCCTTGATCTCAGCCTTGAACTGCTCGATGACCTCTTCCCAGACCGGAAGTGCGGCGTTGGTAATACCGCGCGGAGGCTTGTTCTTGGTTGGCGACCGGACGTGGCGGCGGGCAGCCACCCGTGAGTAGCCGTAGTATGCGAGAACCTGCGCTGCTGTGGGAGCAACAACCGCTTCGGGCGTTGGAAGCGAGCCTAGGCGTTCTAGGAAGAATACGAGGTGCTGCCAGGCCGCCCGCTGCTCGGGGGTTTCGGCGTCTGCCTGGATCTGCGCCAGTGCGTTTTCGACAGCAACGGTATCCGACAGTGCGTCGCTGAGTAGCGGGTACACCGATGCGGTGCGCTTGAGTGCTTTCAGTGGCATCCGCTTGTGTAGCCACTTGAAAAACCGTGTCGGCAGTACCCCGGTATTCTTGAGGGTGTCGAACAGCTTGGTCAGCAACCAGCGTCCGATGAGTCCCTGCAAGAAGCTCGGGAAGATCATCTCAACGAGCCACTGAATTCCTGTCTTGTGGGGGCCGGCTTCAATCTGGGTGCCATATGGCGGCTGGAAGCCTTGTTCCTCTACTGCGTCTGGAACCCGCACATCAAAAATGCCATCAGAACCCGTGTGGAATACTGCCCCTCCGTGCTCTGTCACGAGCTGATCCATCACTTTCGGGTCTGCGCTACCCTCTGCACCAGCCCAGAGGGTTTCGGCGTGATCCAGCCAACGCCCGTCGAGGATCAACCGCCACAGTGCCTCCGGAGCCAGGGCGTAGAGCGTGGCTGTATCGGTGCCTGCGGTGGCGGCCACCCGCTGGAGTAGGTCGTCGAGAGCAACACCTTGAATGTTCTCTTCCGACTCTTCCACTTCCTCGAAGGCGTCTGCTGGGCGCGGCTTCATCAACCTACTCCATCACGTTCGGAGCGTTGTCTCCGAACTCATCTTCGGCAGGATCTACCTCGCTGGTTCTGACGGTCACGTATCGGGTGAACGTCTCTGCGGTGTCCCGCTCGATTGCCACTGCCTTTACTTGCAGTCCTCGGATGTGCGCTGGTCGCGAGAAGAACACAGTAGTGAACAGGTTTTGGTCGGCGTAGAATCGGTCGAGATTGCAAGCGCTTTGAAGCACTGTCTCGCCCTTCATCAAGTACACAGAGACGCTGCGTACTTCGATAGGGTCTAGTGGCTCACTGTCATCGTCTACTAACGCAGCGAGCACCTCTACGTGGTCAGGGACCTCGTAGTAAGTGGCAGCAACGCTAAGTCCGGCAGCCGCCATCCGCTACCCCAGGGAAGAGTCGTTGGTATCGTAGTGCTTCCGGTAGCGAAGGGGACGATGGTTCTCGTCCCCGTCATACTCCGGGTCATCCTTGACCTTGCCGGCGATCTTGAGGCGTTGGTGGAGGTCAGCGATGACCTCATCGAGGGTCTGCTTGTAGGCAAACACCCCGACGATGATCTGCGAGCAGTTGTCGATGCTCATACCCTCGCTGCGCCGCACCCACTCGTCGATGTCGACGACGCTTCCAAGGCGGTGGTCGCTGGGGACCTTGGCCTGGAAGTAAGCTCGGCGTTCCTCGGCGCTGGGCATGTCAAACTCCACCTGGAAGCTGATGCGCCGGGTACGCGCCAGGATACGCGCTGGGATTCGGTCGATGTAGTTGGTGGTCGCGATGTGCATGACCTTCGGGACTTGGTGGGGGCCGTCGAGCACTTGGAGCATCTCCCCCTCGGTGCGTCGATGGGCTACTACCTCGTCGAACTCCTCCCACACCGCGATGATGCCGCGATCCGGTTCTACTGCTCGTAGACCCTCTAGTGCGGCACGTACCAGTCCCACCTCCTTCGGGACGTTGATCACCACCCAGTCGCGGTCGATGGCATACTGCGCAATGCGGTAGATGGTGACACTCTTGCTAGTGCCCGGCTCGCCCCAGAGTAGCATCGCCAGCTTGTTGATCATACCGATGCGCTTGAGGCTTTTGTCGAAGTCACCGTTGATGAAGCTGGTGGCCAGCCGCATCGCTTCGGCAGTGGCCGGATTGGGCACCGGAACGATGGTATCTGTGGCTACTCGCTTTGGTTCGAGGAACCACCCGCCGTAGGGGTCCATCCCGATCTCGTAGACCCCTGCTTCGATAGTCTCGTAGACGTTGCGGGCGCTCTGCACGGACCAGTGTCCTTGCGAGTCCTTGATGTAGAAGGCATGGCTCGACGTCTCTTGTGGCAGTGTATTGGCGGGTGCGCTGACCCCTGCCTGCCGCAGCTTCACTGGCGCCGGGTCAGATACCTGCGCCTGCGCGGTGCGCGTCTGGGGAGCAGCCGGATTCCCAACCAACCGGGTGAGGTACTTGTTGGTGATTGCGGAGAGGTTTCCAGCGGGGCGGCGAGGCATGGAAGCTACTCGTTGACTAGGGTTGTGGTAGTAGTATCGGAAGACAGCGCATAAAATGCGGAAAGCCTTGTTGATGTCAGACACGTGGTCTATCGAAGACAGCGCCGGGGCCGAAGACGGAGGATCCTTACGGGCTTCTGCCGGAGCAGCACGCAAGAATCGGACATATAGGAAACCCATCTGCTGCATCGGAAGACTTCCGATGTGAGATTGTGCGGCTTCCCATACGGCTTCAGCCACCGTTGCCGTCCGCTTGGGATTGAACAGCTCTTTGGGCATACATGCACTCCGAGACAGATCCGGAAGAGTCTTTGTGACACCCCATAACTACTTGTCGCGCAGGTAGCCCACCCGACGCAAGGTGCTTAGCGCACCTCCAAGGGTGTTCGCACGGCGACCCCGGGAGCCGCTGGGACTACCGGGGTCGCATGGTCGACTACCGGTCAGCTACTACGAGCTGACGCGGGCGGCCTTGGCGACGGCGCGCGGGAAGACCGCGGTGCCCTGGATCTGGAACATGAACCAGCCGCGCTCGGGCTGGCCGAAGTTGTAGCGGTTGGTCGGCTCGGCCTGGAGCGGCCGACGCTGGGTGATGGTTCCCACGGCGATCTGCGGGCCGAGGAAGTAGATCTCGCCATCGTCCAGCACCCGGAGGGTGTCGTAGCGGAAGGCGTCGGTGATGAGCTGCACGTCCATCAGCGACCCGAGCTTGCCTTCGAGGACCAGCTCGTGCTTGGAGACGGGGTCGAACCAGTTCGCGAACTCGGGCTCGGCCGCGATGTCGTTCCACAGGTCCCACGCCATGACGGCGCGGACGCACGGGATGCCCCAGTGGTCGACGCTGATCTTGCCCTGGGAGAAGAACAGCGGGGTGAAGGTGTTGAAGGACAGTAGCGGATTGAAGGTGCCGACGGTGGAGTCCCAGTGCTCCTTGATGTGGGTGTCCTCAGACACCATCACCTGCTCGAGGAGATCCTGGTACTTGTCGTCGAGCAGCTCGGCTCCGGCCTGGCTGATCTCCTTCTCTTCCATGCTGGCGTAGCCGGTGATGTAGTATTCGCCGGGGTAGACCCAGTGCTGCCTGACCATCACCCGCGTGGTGTAGATGTTGGTCGTGCTGATCTGGGCCACCACGTCCTTCTTGCGGACGCGCACCCGGCCGACTTCCTTGTCGCCGAGATCCCGGACCATCAGGCAGTTGCGGGCGAAGCCCTCACGGCCGAGGGTTTCGTACACCTCGTCGCCCAGCACCTCACCGAGGACCATGTAGCCCTGACCGGAGCGATCCGCACGGGCTTCGCGGAGGGCCTGGGCACGGCGCTCCTGGACTTGCTGGTACTCGTCGGTGGTGCGACGCTCGAAGAGGCGCTCCGAGGCACTGCCGGCATCGCGCTGCGCCGCGCCGGTGACCAGGGCCGCGAACTTGGCGATCAGCTCCTTGGTGTCGGAGGCGTTGATCTCTCCGTTGCGCCCGAACAGGGACTCGCCGCCTCGGTTGCGGCGCAGGTTCTCGGGGGTGACGGGCAGGCCCGAGCCGGACACCTGGGCGGAGCCGGTGCGGGTGAAACCGAAGTTTGGAGTCTCGTGGCGCACGCTCTGGTTGGTGCCTGCGAGCACCACGTGGCTGCGCTTGCCCTTGAAGTTGCCGAAGGGGTTGACGGAAGGCATTGTTGTTTCCTTGCGCTGTTGCGTTCGAGTGGATGGAGGGTACGTCGTCTACTTGCCCGCCGGCGCGTTCTTGTAGCGGTTGATGAGCTGCGGGGTACAACGGCGAGCACGCTTGCCGTCCACCTTCACTACGCTTGGGCGCTTGTCCGAGCGCGAGAGGGTGACCCAGGTACTCATCAGTTCGCCACGACTGGGTCCGCTCATCACCTTGCAGCGACACACGGATCCCCAAGTGGTTTTGCCCTTTCGGGTACGTCGGCGTTCGGGCTTTTCGCAGCAGATCCAACGCTTGCGGCGCGGGGGGTGTCTGCGAATACGACGGCGGATTTCCCTCCACTCGGCAGGAGACATTCTCCGGCCATCGGAAGAGGCTGTCCGTGCAGCAACAGAGCTTAGTAAGTCACGGCTGTAGACGCTGGCAATGCCATCGTCTGCTTCCGTGGGGTCGGAAACGAAGGTAGGGTTGTCGAGGTCGGCATCCAACAGGGCCGAGACGTGCTGGTCGAGGGAAGTGACTTCCTCGACCAGCCCCGCCTCGGAGAGCTTGGCTTGGGACGTGACCAGCATCCCGATGATGTTGGAGAGTGACAGGAGCACCATTGACCTCGTGTGTCCTAGGGGGTGGGAGTTGCTTCCGTACTCGCTAGGTCGAAGCCTAGGAGGACATCGGCAGGTTGAACTCCAGCTCCATGAAGGGGTCGTCGACGGTGGGCACCTTGGTGACCCGGACGTAGGAGGCGATGTTGGTACCGCCGCCTGCGCTGTCGGTGATCACGCCGAGGGCGCCGGTCTCGAGGGTGGCACTGGACCAGTCGCCGACGCTCACGTCGTACTGGTCGGTGCGGATCTTGCCGGTGCCGCTGATCACGCCGATCTTCTCCAGGTCATCCATGGCGTCGGAGTTGACGTGGCGCTGCTGGTACATCTGATCGCGCTCGCGCGCGGTCATGGTGACCCGGGCGTAGACGTCGATCTCGATGCCGGCCTCGTCGGCGTGGAACTCCAGGATGCCCGACGCCGCGTTGAACAGCGTGAACACACCGGAGGCGATGGCGGCGCCGACGGCCAGCCACGCCGAGTTGGTCTTGTCGTAGACCGCGACGTCGCCGTTGGCGTCGATGGCAGCGGTACACAGCGTGTGACCGAGGGTCACCTTGTAGTCGCCGGAGCCGTCGGCGACTGCCGGGACTTCGGTGGTCTCGGTGTAGACGCGGGTGGCTGCGGGGGAGATGGTGTCGAGCTTGGCGAAGCCGAGCACCACCTGGGATCCGGCTTCGGCGCCAACTGCGGCTTCCTCTTCGCCGGTGGTTGCGTTGAAGGAGCGAACGACGAGCTGCCCTTCCTCGACGAACGAGGCTGTGGAGGCCACGGGCTTCTCGAACTCCCAGTCGCTCATCGTGTGCTTCAGATCGATGGCCATGGTACTGTTCCTTGGGTTTGTAGAGCGAAGGCGTTGGGAGATTTCCCTGCCTTCTGTGATCTAGGTGGTCGGAGAGGTTGCAGAGATTGAATTCGGTGGGGTACGGGGCCTAGTCACCGACCCCGTACCCAGCCCCACACAGGCTACCGCCAGCGGTTGCCGATGCGCAGCGCAGCTCGCAGCTCGTTCTTGGACGTCGGACGCTCCTCTGTGTCGCCCTGGGCTGTCGGGACCGACATCACCGGAACGTTGGCCGAGGCCAGACGCTCACGGAGGGACTGGCCCGCCCTGGGATCCACTGCGGCCTGCCGCAGCTTCACTGGCGTCTGGAGGATGTGCATCGAGACTTGCTCCAGGGCCTCGGGGTGCAGCTTGCTGTACTCTTCGGCCTGGGCGTAGAGCGCCTGGAGGTACATGGTCGACGCCGGCATGAAGACCGGATCGCCGTTGTTGTCCACCCCCGCCTGGATCTGGTAGGACAGCGCCTCCTCGGCGACCAGGGCCGGGTCGGCGATCCCTGCGGCTGCCAGGCGCTCGGTCAGCGCCCACTTCAGCGGGTTGTCCTGCTCCACCAGGTTGCGCTGGAACGCCTCGTGGGCCAGTGCCATCAGCGCCATCTTGTCGCCGACGACCACCGCCACGCGCTCTTCGAGGACCTTCTCGGCCTCGGCGCTGATGGCGTCTCGGGCGTGGGTCACTGCCTCGGCCTCGTTGAAGGCTGCCGCCCAGTAGCGCGCTGCCACCCGTTCGAGGGTCTGCGAGGACCCGAAGGTGGCGATGCTGTCTCGGATGCCCTCGCGGTAGGTGTCCGAGACGAACATCGCGCGGATCTGCTCGGGACGCTCCTGGTCCTGGAGGTGGATCGTGCCGACGGGGACGCCGCCGATGATCACGTTCCAGAATGGGCTGTCGCTCGTGGCGTCGTGCAGCGTCATGGCCACGGAGTCCTTGGGCACGTCCTCGCCGTCGAGGTTGGCGATGTTGGCTAGCAACATCGCGTGTACCGTGGACGCACGCTTGGCGAGGTACGCCTTGCACGCTTCGGTGTCCATCTCCTCTGCCGGGCCCTGGCCGGCACCCTCGGTGTAGCAGGCCCACTTGCCGGTGGGGTCGATCTGGCCGTCGTCGGTCATCGGGGCTTGCTTGACCCAGGCCATCGCCTCGGGACCACAGGCCAGGGTGTCACATGCCTGCTTGAGCTGCTTCTCGTCCATGCTGCCTCCATAGGAGAAGCCGGCGTCGGGCGGCGGCCCCATCATGCGGTTGGGTGCGCCAGGGGTCACCGGCTGGCTCGGGTCGACCTGCACCGGCTTCACGTCGGGGTCGACGTTGTAGGCCGCTTGACGGATCTCGGCAGCCATCTCGGCAGCCATCTCGATCCGCCCCTGGTGTACCAGGCGCGCACAGACCCGCGCGGCCTCGATGCTGTCCTCGTTGATCACCCCGGCGATGATTCGGGCCGCCTTCTTGGACTTCTTGGCCTTGACCGCAGCGTAGACTGCCTGGGCCACCAGCTCGTCGGGGCTGGCTTCGGTGTCGTCTTCCTCGTCATCGTCCTCGTGGGTGATGGTGAGATCGCCAGCATCCGTCTCATCATCCTCGTCATCGTCCTGGTCGCCGAGGAAGTCTTCGGCCGCTGCTGTCAGCCATCCGGGACACTCGAAGGAGAGGTCGCTCTCCTCCAGATCGGCGCTCATGGCCTCGCGGTAGTTCTGCTCGACCTGCTGCGCCTCGCGCTCCTTGCCCTCGTCGCGGAGCTTCTCGGTGATGGTGGCGCAGCGTGCCTCGGCCGCGCGGACCTCCGCGAGAACCTCACGACTGGCCTCAACCAGATTGTCGAGGATCATGGCGAGACGGCCGTAGTGTCGCTTCGAGAGCGAGCTGACCAGTGCGGCACCGGCTTCGAATCCGCGCTCGCTGAGCGCCCGTACCATGGCCTTGCGGCTGTGGGTGTTCTCACCGAGCAGGGCGGCTTCGACCATACCCGAGACGACGTTCTCTTCGACCCAGGCTTCGGTGTCGTCTTCCTCGTCATCGTCCTCGTGGGTGATGGTGAGATCGCCAGCATCCGTCTCATCATCCTCGTCATCGTCCTCGTGGGTGATGGTGAGATCGCCAGCATCCGTCTCATCATCCTCGTCATCGTCCTCGTGGGTGATGGTGAGGTCACCGGCGTCGGCGTCATCGTCTTCGTCATCTTCGTGGGTGATGGTGAGATCGCCAGCATCGCTGTCGTCGTCTTCGTCACCCAGGTCGTCGAGGTCGAAGGCATCGAGGTCCAGCTCTTCTTCGTCGACGGGACCGCCCTTGGTTCCCTCGTCATAGCCCTCGTCATAGCCCTCGGCGTCGACGGCGTCGTCATGAACACCGTCGTCAGCGGCGGTACGGCGGTTGGCGGCTGCCAACTGCTCTTCGCGTAGGCGCCGGAGGTCCTTGTTCTTGCTCTTCGCCATGGTTTTTTCTTCTCCGATGGTTGGTGTAGAGGTCACTGCCATGCGGCAAGTGCAAACGTACAAGAGAGATTGAGTGCATGGCCTCGGGATGCTCCCGAGGGGCCGGAGAGATTGAAGGCCAGGCTTCCCTGGTGTGCTGTAACTACGAAGTTTTACGCAGTTTCTTCGTATTCCAACGCGATGTCTTCGTCTTCGTCCAAAGACTCCGCGATAATAGACACGGCGTCAACAACGGCGTCAGGTATCGGCTCATCTAGCTGAACCGCAACCAAACCAACATCGCTGCCGCCAGTGATGGCGGCATAAGCGTGGGTGGCTGTCAACTCCGAGGTAGTAATGATCTTCTGACCGGGAAGCCCGGGACGGAAAACCAACCATACCCGCAAGTGTTCTTGGATAAAAGCCGTTCGGTCAGCCACTTATGCGGCTTCCGTGCCGACGCTCCAGATTGCCTTAGTCACTCTTGCATCCCGCGCACTGCTGCCACAAACGAGTCGCGATTCTTGAAGCGCCGACTGCGACTGCGAATTTCACCATGTTTGCCTAGATGTTCCGTACTAATGCTGTATGGCCGAGCGCTGTTTGGCGTGAAATGCGCAGAGGTACTCAGGACGCGGCCACCGGGGTGTACTTGCTGGCTAATATCCCCCGTGAATTCCCCCCGTCGGAAATGCAGTTGGATACCGAGATCCTTTGAGAGCTTTTTGGCGTGCTTCTGGTGTTTCGCTTGCTGCGCTTGGCGTTGTTCCCGTTCTTGCTGCTTGCGCTCCTTGATCTCCTTATCCGCTTTGCCACTGAGGATTTCGCTGTGGAAGACAGCACTGTGTTCGGGGTGGTGGGGAAGAAATACCAAGGACGACTCGCGGCGGCGGGTGCGCTTACCGTGGTGCTGCTCTTCGACCGGCTGTGCTTCCCCGTGGAGCTTATCTTTTAGGTGGTTGTAGTGTTCACGCCGAAGTATGTGTCCTGCGACGGACACAGGCACTGAGCCTTTGTGGGCTACTGTGTTGTGCGCCTCCAACGAGTCGCGCCACAGGTGTTGGTTTTCCTCTTGGTGTCGGAATCGGGTCTTCGGGTCTAGTGCTTGTGCTGTGGATGGTCTCCGTACGCGCCGTTCTTCTGCCTTCGTAGCTTTGGCTTGCTTGTCTTTGCCCTTACCACGATGCCTCCGGCCACGTAGGCGCTGAATCGCCTTTTTGAAGTGCTCGTGTTCGATAGGCAGCACGTAGGGTAGCGAATCTTCATCGGGGTGCAGATTGGTTTCGTCGATGTTTTCCGGAGAGAACACCACAGAGAGCGGAGAATCTAAATGTACGTCTTCTGGTCCGAAGTGCCCTGGCGGACTGCGCATATCTCCGAAGAAGTAGACCATCTCCGGGTTGCTGGCGAGATTGTCTTCATACTGCCCTTGGGTGTGCAAAACACTGCGCGGGTGAAGTTTGTGTAGTTTCTCGCGTTGCTGTAACTCTTGTGAGTTGCGTACTGGTGAAATGTGATACGCCGGCACAACGCCGGCGCGGTGTTGCTCACGGATGCGGCGTGCTGCTGCGGGGTCACGCCGCTCGATTGTCGAGAACGCTAGCTGGTCCCCTTTGTACGGGAACTTACGTCCCTTGGCCCACTCGGGAACCTTGGCTAGGCGCACTAATGTTTGAGCAATTGCATTCATCAGGCAGCCTCCGTACCGACGCTCCAGATTGCCTCAGTCTCCCAAGCATCAGGATCGGCCGGCTCTTCGTCGAGGACACTGGTTTCGATGAAGTTGACACCATAAACGTTGTCGTAGCAGACGTAGCCCCGGATCACGCGCCCCTTGCCGGCTGCCACGTGCTCACACGGGGTCGGGGTGGTGACCTTCTGGCACCACGGCAGGCTGCACACCGCGTAGTCGATGAGCGCCCCCATGGAGTAGCCAGTGCGCTCGCGCTTGAGGATGCTGCGTGCCAGCTCAGGGTCCTTGGTACGGTCCCAGCCGGTGAGGATCCGTACCTTCCACAGCTCCATCGGCTCGGTCTGCGCGTCATAGCCGAGTTGCCCCGGACGCACACTGTATTTCCGGAAGGTACTGTCGAAGTGGATGCCCTTGGCCTTGGTCGGGTCCTGGTTCTTGTGGTTTTGGTGTGTCGGCTTGCCTCTGAAGGTCTGGTAGACGCGCCGCCCATGGATCGGGCTGAACCGAGTCAGCTCAGCGTGTCGAAAGCAGTCCATGTTCCGGTTGGGAATCCCGGCGGTGACAATGGGCAAGCTCACGAAGACGTAGTCACGCGGATCCGGGCTGATCTGGTAGGCGTCAGCGGCATCCTTGAGGAAGCTGATGTCCATCTCGCGCCGAGCGACGCCGCCGCCGGGGGTCTTGGTAGCGAGGATGAGTTTGGGCACCGGCCTCCCGTCGAGGGCGCGTGCAGTACGCAGCTCGGCGACGGCACGGTGCCCCTCGATGATGTGTCCCATGTCCCACGGGGTGGGCTGGGCTCGGCCAGTGATCATGATCTGACCGGAGGGGAGGATGATGCGGCTCATGTTTCCCTCGGTATTACTTTTTTTGTGTACTAGGGTGTCTCGACCTGATCCTTGACCTACTGCTTCTTGGTCTTTGCCTTCTTCCTCTTGCCGCTGGCAGGGCGAGTCTGTTGCTGTTCATGGTGTTCTTGTGCCTTACGCTTGGCCTTGGCCAAGTCGCCCTTGCTGAGTAACGCGCTCTTTTTTCTACCCCCGGGGCCGGTCTTTGCCCCCTTCGGGGTGTAGGAGAGGAAGCCTCCAGCTCCGTCTGCTGCTGGTTCGTATGTGTACGAACCGTGGTGGGTGTCTCGCCGGTAACGTCCCCACTCATCATGTAGCCTCCAACCGTCGTCTTCGCCGCCACCGCCCTTCGCCTTCGACTTTCTTGGGTGGTCCCAATCGCCTGCGAACATACTCGGCTCACGGAAGCCTTCTACAAACTCACTGTGGTGCTTGGCAGCTACCTCGTGGGCATGGTCAGCGTCGGTGATTCCCTTGTGGACGTGATGGTCGCGATCGTCGGTGGAGTCGAAGTGCAACGTACCCTGGTCTGGGTGGTAGGTGTAATCCCCGTGGGAGGATGTAGCCTCGTGACGTGCGTAGCTTCGATCAGTGCGAAGCCCGCGCTTCTGCCAACGGTCCTTGCCGAAGTTGTACAGATCAGACTCGCCTGTCTGGTTTGCGCGACTGTTCGACTTGTGCTTGGCGATGTAGCCGTGCATCCACCGATGGTAGATTTCCTTCTGCTTCTCGTAAGGCAGCGATCCGAACATGATCTTGTTGCCGGTCTTCGGCGACTTGAACTGCTTGCCCTTCGACTTCATCTCTTGGATGAACTCGTCGTGGAAGGGGGCGTGGCCGCGGTGACCGCCGCCACCGGAGGGGGCTGCCTCCTCACCTTCGTCGCCTTGGGCGTATCTACGGAGAACGTCTTTGATGCTCATGGTATCTGCCTTTGTACAAGTGGGGTTTGTTCTGTGGTTTGAGAGGTTGTCGATAGAATCAGTCGAGGTTGGCAGCTCGGGAGACGACGGAGCGGAGGCTAGAAGAGCCCTTGCGCTTCTTTTTGCTCCCTTGCGCCCGGCTGCCATCCGCCGGTATTCGGCGTCAATCTCGATCACTAGCTTGCGTCCCATCTCGGTCTTGAAGGTGTTGAGGAGACTGTCGATGCTGGATCGAATTTCTTCTTGCAGCTTGTCAAGGCTCTCGTTGTCCTCTTGCGGGCGCTCACCTTCGGAGTCATCCATGGCGATCACCGAGGAGACTACAAGCTCACCGCGCTCCTTCTTCACCCGGTACCCGCCGTGCTGGAGCACGCGCTGTGCCTTGGCCAGCTCGCCAGACTTCTTCGAGTAGACGAAGGCCACTCCAGTGCTGTCGTGGGGGTGTGGGCCATCTCCTCGGATGTTCATGTTGGGTAGCCCGTATGACTCCAACAACTGCGAGATCTGCTCCAGGTCGACCGGGTCGTTGAAGGTGGCACTTCGAGCGTTGACCATCAGCGGATACTTGCCTGGCTTGTATTGAGTGGGCATCTTCTTCACGGTGAATCCCACTGGATTCACCTTCTTGAGTGCCGCTGCCGCCTTCTCGGCTGCGATCTTGCTCTTGAAAAACTGGGGGGTCATACCGGTCTTATTCCAAGCCGGTCCAGAGTAGGGCTGGTCTCCTCGCTTGGTCACAAACCACCAGTTGCGCCATGGGATCGAGGCTCTCCGCAGCACCGCTTCGGCCCTGCGCATCTTGCTGGGCCTCGGATGCGGGGCGTCCTTGAGCAGCTCGGCGAGCTGGTGCAGGCTCTTCTCGAGCTTGTGGAACACCGGAGCGATGCGCACGTAGTGGGATCGGTCGGTGCCACGCACCTTGGCTCGGAGCTTGTCGATGGCGTCGAAGACCTTGGTGGTCTCGTCAGGATGCCGATCCGTCTCGGTTTCCTCGACGAAGTCGTCTTCCTCCTCTTCGTCTTCCTCTGGCTCATCCGCCTCACGCAACTCGTCGATGTCCTCACCCTCGACTGGTGGTGGTGGACTCATCTCCGACTCTTCGTCCTCGGCTGCGAAGCGCACGAAGAGTTGCCCCAAGCGGTTGTATGGCGGCTCGAACAAAGCACGCGGCTGCTGTGGATCGAGGGTCGCCAAGAAGTCGGCAACGCGCTCTTCGGAGGTATTGAGCACGCGCGGTAGCTCGGTGAGCATTGCTTGCCGAAGCTCGGGGCTTGCCATCGGAGTGTGTTTGCTGTGGGCCATAGGAGGGTGCTCCGTCTCTCAGTGTTCCTGAAGTGAACTCACTCTCTAGTGTAGCCGGAGAGCAACTCTTTGCCGCTGGGGCCGTGCATCATTCGTCGTCGCTGCTGGTATCCTTGCGGCGGACTGTCTTGACCAGCACACGCCTTCGCAAGGATCTGCACTTCACGCATCACCTCGCTGGGAGGTAATGTCCGAACAAGGTGTTTGGTTACTCGGCCTTGGGTGTTCTCGTCCATGCTGTACGTCGGGGTAACCCCCATGCGCGTCAGCAAGTAGTGGAAGGCTTCCCGGTCGCGACCACTGAGCCCCGAGCGCTGGAGTACCTTGTGAGCATCGGCCGGGTTGTCTCGGGCTACCAACGGCAACACCTTGCGTAGCGCTCGATGCGCTTTGCTCTTGTCGAGACCAGCGAAACGCTCACGACGATCCCAAAGGTCCAGCGCATCGAGTGCCCGGGGAGCAGCACGTCGCCAAGCAGCTTGGCGAACCTCTTGCAGCGGATGCGCCACGTAGCCAGCACGGCCGAAGATGGAGCCACCACCCATGTCGCCGCCCATGCCTTCCTCGTCGGCGGGTGACGCCGCGCTCTGCCAGTCGCGTAACTGCTCGCGGCGCTTGATATCGCTCTTGAGCATCCCCATTGCACGCTTGAGGTTGAATCCGCCAGCAGCGGCGTAGTGTTCGAGGGTCACCGGCAGACCAGCTTCTTTCATCCGGTCGAGGATGGTCAGGTAGCTTTCGTCGCCTACCGGGTGCAGGCTTTTGTGCCAGCGCACTTCGGGGACGATGAGTCGCGACGCAGGCAACTTGAGTGCCTCGCGGTGGCTCATCAATGCTGCTTGTCGACGCCCCTGTGGCGAGTTGCGCTCAGGTTTGATGAAGCCATGGGCTCGGGCAAGGGTATAGAAGATCCGTTGTACGATAAGCTGGTTGGTCATGTGCTCCCGGAAACCGCGCAGCCGCTCGAGGAACACACTCAGAGCCATCTCCATGTTCGAGAAGGTAGCATCACCTGCGAGGAAAGCATCAGATACACCGAGGGCGCGCATTTTGCCTTCGGAGAGGAAGCTCCACTCGTCACTGAGCTTCCAGACATCCGACTGCGCACTGGCACCGCGCTCGGCTTGTACCCCGTCACGAGTGGCTACAATGCCGCCGCCCTGGTCTTCCTCCGCTTGCATCCACATACCGGCTAGCGCTGCTAGCTCCTCTTCGTTGGGCTCCCAGCGCTCGTTGCCAGCGATGATGTGCAACACTCCGGCAGCTCGCCGACGCAGACTCACTACTGTGGAGTCGAGTAACGCCTTCTGGATGGCCAGGAAGTTGATCAGCCGGGTATAGAGCGAGGTTCCGATGTGGTCGTAAGCGTTGGCTCGACGCCGCAAGAACACCGTGCTTACCGGGTCTAGCGGAACGAAGCCGCTGTTCGAGAGCGTCTCCATGATGCGCGGAGGAAGCGTCGATCTGATGTCTTGGATGCGTTCGTCGTCGCTGTCGGTAAACGCTTTCCACGCTGGGGTGGACCGGAGATCCACCAACGGGTCATGGCCGTGGATGGGCATCGGTGTGATCTTGCAGAAGTCGGGATCGTGTGGTACGATTCCGGTGAAGATGCCTCGGCGGTCATCCCAGATCAGGCTGTTAATGGCACGCCCGATGATCAACACCTCACCAGAAACGTCCGGAAGGAAGCCTAGTAGGTTGACTGCTTCGACACATTCCTCGTAGAGCTGCATCTGCGCCCTGTCCGACACACCGTGGAGGTCGAAGTCTGACCAGGCCATCTCTTTGTAGATGTCGACCATCGGCCCACCAACCTCATCGCGGAGGTAGATGAGCCGAAGCATCTTGTGGATGCCTGGCTGGTCCCGCGGGATCCAGTCCTCAACAACCGAGCCCTCATCGAGACGGTCGAAGGCAGGGTTGTATCTGTCGGCCTGATAGGTACCCCCGCTGGCTTGTCGTCGTTGTGACGTACCGTTGCGGCCGGCTACGTTCACCGAGCCGGCCGCCGCTGTGCGACGCTGCACTGTCCCGGCAGGTGCGCCGGCCAGGTTGACGGGACGCCCCGCGTCAAACCGTCCTCGCTTGTCTTCCGGGTAGATGCGAAACATTGAGTGTCCGGTCTTGAGAGGTTGCTAGCCGTGTTGCTTCTTGAGGTGCTTCTTGATGGTGTTCCGCACCTGCGGGTGTTTGTCGAGGTGGCTACCCCTGCCGGAGTAGACCTCGCGGGCGTCGTCGTAACCATCGTAGAGGTCGAGGTCACCAAGCACGCCACGGGTGGTATCGTGGTCCAGAACCTTGCTGCGGTTGAGCTTCCGGAGCTTTGTGGCGAGTTTGTCGACGTGCTTCTTGGTGACCCTACGAGGGAGGTGCTCGTGCCACGAAGGCTTTGACACCTCCCCGCGGGCGAAGGCTCGCGCGCCACGGTGATGGTCCATATGCTCCGAGGACTTGTCGTAGTATTTGTCGGCCTCGTCCCCCTTCCCGCTGCTGTTCAAGAAGTTGGCGTGGTCGACGTGCTTTCGAGATTGTTTGTAGTGATGCTTCGCTGCCTTCCTGGCATGATCCTTCGAGGGATACCAGTATTCGTAGCCTCCACTGTCCTTGGGACGTCGGTAGCCCCCGTGCTTGGACTTGCCAACCGGCTTCCACCCGGAGCCGGGAGGCTTGGCTCCCGCAGCAGCCTCACGGTAGTTAGCAACGATTTCAACAACGGTAGTCATATGCTTTCTCTAGGTTCAGGTGTTGGGCGCGGCATGGCCCAGCGACATGCCGGGCAGTAGTCGACAGTTTGCTCGTCACCGAGCTTGGCTTCCACGAAGGCGGCCTTGCAGCGCGGGCAGTGGCGCACGTCGGCAGTCTTCAGGTCGGGATGACTTGGAGGGGTGAAGCTCGGTCGGGTGCGGATGCGGAAGCGGTCGGCAAGCCCTGCCGAGACTTCGGCGACATCCGCTTTGCCGACACGCAAGCCGCCGCGCCGCAGTGCTTCTTGCACCACCGAGCGCGGCTCGGCCTCGTCGAGAAGTCGTTGGGTACGGTTTAACTTCTTGCTCATAATCATCTCCGTCCTGACGCGCCGCCTCCGCCGCGTGTCTGCACGTTGCTATAGCGTTGTCCGCCGGCGCCGGAACCGCGTGAAACATAGCCACCCACTCGGGTAAAGCTGGTTCCGCCCTGCTGACCTCCAGCGCTGCCACCATGCAGTAATACAACTGACACGGCGCGCTTTACTTGCTCTACCTTGCCGTAGGTTTTGAGCAGCTCGTTGACGGTCTTTTCCTCTCCGTCGACCTCGATTACTGCGTCTTCACTGAACGCAAAGCGGTGGGCTAATGCCAATGTTCGATAGAGGTCGTCGGTGCCGCCACGAGGCTTGGTGACTGTTCGACCAACCTGACGCACGGTCTTGATCTGCACCAACAGATGTAGGATCGGAGCGCCGCGAATCGCCCGATTGTAGTCCTCAAAGACTTCTTTGAAGTCTCTCTCCGGCTCCGGAATACGAATCTCGCGGGCATTGACTTTCGCGCGCAGGTCTACAAAGTCGTTGTAGGTGAGGCTGTATTGTTCGGTGTAGTAACCCTCATCGTCTAGCGTCTGCAATGCTTGGGTGATGTTCCACCGGTCGCTAAACACTCCGATGATGTTGTAGGTACGGCAGATCGGGAGGATGCAGCGCTCTAGTACACGCCGGAAGTGTACCTTCCATTCAATACCGACGTCATCGGTCTCCGGCTGAATCTCAACCAAACCGTCGCACTGGAGGTATTCTACGTGACCTTTTTGCTCCGGGTCTTGATGCGGTTGGGTACGGCGCTCAGCGAGGTTGGCTTCGAGGATAGCGCGCACATCCTCGTCCTCCTCGTCCTCAATGTCGTCTTCGAGATCCTCAACCCCGATGTCTAGCGGCGGTGCTGGGAGAGCCTTGAGGCTCCATACCCCGATGGCGAAGCTGTTGTCAGTTTCCCCGGCGTCCAGGGTCACAATCCGAGGCACTCGGGCGTCGGGGCGCAGCAATTTCGGCATGGCGTAGATACGATGGTTGCCGCGCTTGCTCACCACCCGCTTGATCTTCTGAGCAAAGAGCGGTTGGTGGCTTGGCGCAACCAGCGCGTCAACCACTTCGGTATTGGTGTGGAATGGATCCGTGGCAAAAGGCGGAAGGGCACCAAAGTCTCGCTCTGCACCCACCGGGTCTTTGATGTACTCTGCTTCGATCTGTGGGCTGTCGCGGCGGATGCGTGGGTTGAACTCCCAAGTCGGGTAGTGGAAGGCTACTCGTGTTGGATCACGATCCGCTGTGCGCACCAAGGTCATGATCTTGTCGAGCAGCTCCCACGGGGAGCTGACACAGAACATCCCCGGGGTGGGGACGTTCAGCCGTCCGCGACGCAGCAAGCTGTTGGCATCCTCACGAAGAGTCAACAGGGCGTTGTTCATGGATTTGTGGACTTCATCGGCATTGGCTTGGATGCGGCCTTCGCCGCGTGAGAACATACCGATCTCGTCGATGCCCATCTGGTAGCCGGTCCGGCCACGCATTTCCTTCGCGTAGGGCGGACGCAATACGTCGTGGAGCATCGTGTTCGCCCACCAATGGTAGGTGTCTTTGATCCGATACAGCTCGGTTCCGAAGCGCTCTGCGTGGTCATCGAGCCAAGCGTGGTAGGTCTTGTACCACGGGGCAGCTAGCACCCGGAGGTGGTACGCGCCCCATAGCGTGTCTTGCGCCTGCGAGAGCTGGAGTGCTGTGAAGATAGCCGAGAACTTCTGGGTAATGTCCTCACCGAAGAACTGCTGCGGGCTAGGCGCTAACAGCTGGAATCGGTGGTTGTTGTAAGTCATCATGTGCTCGGTCATGCGCGTCTTGCCTGCGCGCTGTCCGACACAAGCGTCTACCTCGTTGGGCGCACAGTGCGGGGTGCTTGGATCGTTGAGGATCTCGACGTAAGTCTTCCCACACTTCGGACAAACACCGTGCTCCAGCATGGTGATCCGGGATCGCATCTCGTCAACGGTCCACGGACGCCGGTAGCCATCTTCGCCTTGGTGTGGTGAGAGGTGGAAGTCCTGTACGAAGTCGCGGTCAGAGCAATAGGGGCACCACTCTTCGAAGATGGCCAGGTTGATCTGGAGCTGCCGAGGGAAGATAGTGGTGTTGAGGAACCGACGGCCAGTGACCCATTCGAGGATGTTCTTGGCGCGGGGCAGCTCGCGCAGGTCCATGTCTTCGAAGACGCTGGGGTCCAAGTCCGACTCTACGGCTTCCTCCATCATCTTCGCTGGATCGAAGGCATCACCGAGGTCGAACAGCGCATACTGACTATTTTCTAGGGCTTGTACCGCCCGGCTGTGGATTCCGGCCTTTTTGAGGTCGGTAGGCGTCAGTAGCACCCCAAACTCATGCAGTTTCCGAGCAAGAGCTTTGCTCTTGATAGCGCCTTGCAATCCACACACACGACGCATCGCAGGGGTGCTGCGCCCGGCGTAGTCATACAGCTCTTGCAGCTCGGAAGCCTCTAGCGCACCTCCGAAGAGTACACTAAGCAAACGCTGCGGTGGGAGAGGTGCGCCCACTAGCGCCTTCCCGGAAGGGAGACTACGTTGCTGTCTCCGAGGGCCGCTTGTTGGTCGACACTCTCGCTCATGGAGTCTCGGGCGACCTTGCGCAGCTCTTCGAGATCGCACTGCATCAGCAGGCCGAGCTTCTCAGTGTACTCCGAGTAACGGTCCTGAAACGAAATGCCCATGTTCTTGGCCAAGCTCCCAAAGGCTGCACGAATAGCGCGCTCGGCCTCGGGGGTTTCCGCTACTGCGATGCAGGCTTGCCGAGCAGTGCGTAGCTCGACCACGTGGTCCCGCATGGAATCACGGATGAAAGGTTGCAGAATGGTCTGAATCAGCTCGAGGACTTGCGATTCCGGACGTTGCAGATCGTCGATATGCGCCATGATCGAGCGCACTTCGGCTGATAGCGTGTTGATGGCCCCCGCGTTGTACCCGCTGGGGTTGCTCTCGTAGGTGGCGTATGCAGTAGGCAACAACCCTTGCAGCTTCACGAGCATCTTCTTGAGTGTATCGCGGTGCGAGAGTCGCTCGGCGATGCCGGTCTCTGCGTCGATGATCGCCTGGATTTCGTCGTCGTCTAGTTGCGTCTTCTTGCGGATGAGCTTCTTGCTCTTGCCCTTGCGAGCAAGCTGTCGCGCTATCTGCAAACGCTTGACCATCGGCATCAGCTCGACGGCGCTAGGATCGAAAGACTGCCCCCTGGTTCCGCGTCTTTTGTCGCGTGTTGACTTCATGTTACCGTCCCTAAATGTTGCTCGCGTAGCGCCCTGTGTCGCCCCTACCAGTCCGCGTCCTCAAAATCCTCGTTGAAGCTGTCTGTGGTAACTTCGGCTTGTGCGCTGATCTTGCCGCTGGTCTCACGCAGTACACACTCGTAACGGTCAATACGCTCCTCGCGGTGACCATCAGCATTGGCCACTAAATACGAGAAAGCAATCTGCTCTCGCGGCACTGTGATCTGAAGCAGCACTCCAACACCCTCTAGGGAGTCACGCATAGCCTCATTCACCGCGGCCTGCCGAAGCACCGTCCAGGATGAAAGGTACCGTACTGGTATTGAGACCTGGTTCATCCCGCGTTGGATATCGGCGTAAATCTTTGGTGCCTCGCTGACAGGGATACCCCGATAGAGCGTGATCGTATCTCCAAACTCCCTGGCGAGGGCTTGCTGGTTCAGTCGATAGAGATCCTGAACATATTCCGGAATCTTTTTCCGGTGTGGCTTGTTGAAGAGTTTGTGCGCTTGCTTCGCTTGTTTGTACTCGGCAGCATCTTTGAAAGACTGTGGGCCGATGTCATCACCAAGGGCATTGGCAAAGGCTCCGGCGACGGCCAGGCTGGTAGGGCGGAAGGATTGATTGCCCCACTCACCCATCACGAAGGAGTGCAACGCCCCATACTTCTTGCGAAGGTGGTTGTTCTCTGGTAGCTTCACTGGCTCGGCGGGTGTTTCGACCTTACTTGACGAAGAGGGCTTAGCGGGAGTATGCTGCTTCTCTGGGGCAACCCCCGTGCGTGCTACAGTTAACACCCATTCTTTCACTTCGGGATCGACTTTGTCGGGGTGCAACAGCGTTGCCGTCAGTACCTCCGCGAACCACTCCTTGTGGTTGGTTTTGGCGTAGTCGGTTGGCACCCACTTGCTGCGCCACGACTGGTACTTGTCATCCGATTGTTGCTGGTTCACGTAATTGTAGTCTTTGGCAGCGCGTTCGTATATCTCAAGCAGATCCTCGATGGCACGCTTCTCAATGTCTGGTAGCATGTATGCGACAGACCTGATATTGGCCCAGGTGCCCGTCGAGTTTCCTCGGTAACGTATCTTGACTTCGGGAAGCCACAGCAGATGTTTGCCCTTGCGAGTGCCAAGCACCTCGTACCCCTCGCTCGGGAATTCCCGGCCCTTTCTGAAAAACCGTCGGGCGAGCTTGCGGATCTCGGCGAGGATATCTACTATTTCGTCCCGAAGCGCCTCGATGCGAGAGCCGCCAGTGTTTTCGTCGTTTTCGTGTTCCTCGAATTGGGATCGGATGTGCTTGTTTTGGAAGCCAGACGGCAACCACTCGTTGTGCAGGTAGTGCGCCATTTCGTGAACGCTAATCTCAAGGTCTTCCTCACGGTTGAGTCGGCGCGGTACAAACTGGATGAATCCCGCATCGCCCCAACGCTTGAGGTAGAACGGCCGGTTGCTTTTGCCCTTGCCCTTGATCGCCACCGGAACAGTCCCCTGAAAGCGTATCCCGGCACCGGCGTAAGCGCTCTCGCATTGCTGGAGATGGGCTATCAACTTTGGTACGAAGTCTGCGTGCTTCGCCAAGTATTCAACCCGGAAGTGTCCTCGATGCACGAAGGGGGCGCTACCACTACTGAAGGTGAACTCGGGAAGGTGGCTCTCGGGAGAGATCAGTTTCCGAACAGCCTCTAGTGCGGCCCAGGCGGCGCGCTGTTCAGCGCCCCACGCCTCGAAGGGCGCAGCAAAGGCTTCCATGTTCTTCGAGTTCAACAGCGCAGAAAACCGATCCTTGGCAGTCATCACTTGCCCTTCCACAGCCGATAGAATTCAGCAACTTGTTGGAGCACTTGATACTGTCCGATGTGAGTACGGCGCTCAGCTTCGGTGCCCAGTGCTACGAAGCCGGCCCAATCGACCTCCTCCGTTTGCAAGCGCGCCTTCGGGATTCGGTCTTTCATCCCAGCACCGTCGGCAATCCAGTAGGTGACCACCTTTCCCTTGTGGGTCATGTGGAACGGACCGCCGATAATCTTTCCGGCAGGCACCTCGATGCCGATCTCTTCGGCAGTCTCACGCAAGGCAGCAGCCTTTGGAGCTTCGTCCTCTTCGACCATCCCCTTGGGAATCCCGTAGCTGCCTCGCCAACCGGCATTGGTCGGATGCACCAGTAGCACCTCGGGACCTTCTTTGCCCTTGCGCACAAAGGCTATGCCTGCGGCTAACTTGCCCCCAGACCGTGCCCCAGCAATCTCGCGGTTGCGCCGTGTGTCGTCGGCGTACCGCCGGGTGAGGATCTTGTCAGCGCCCATCCATCCGGAGCGGGTGGTGAGGATGTCGATCAGTTGAATGCCGTTATGGTCCAACGGAATCAGCCGAGCCATCCTAGAGAGTCGGCGCTTATCTTTGCGTGCGATGCGCTTGTCGTCCCACTTGCCTGTGTGGTAGTTGTCCCAGATTTCCCGAAGGATGTCGTTGTAAGGACCCGGCTCAAGTCCGAGTATTGGCTGCTCTGTTTTGTCCGCTGCCACACCTTCGTTAGGATTCTCTCCTTGCGGCATGACTACATGGTCCGGCGAGTTGACGTAGAAGACCCCCTCGGTGTTGGGGGTGAAGTAGATGCCACGGTAGGAGCGGTCGAGCATCCAAGTCTTGCCGTCGGTGTGCCGCTCCCAAACGGTGTAGTAAGCGTCTTTGTCAATGTCGGCGGGGTTGGTGATGCCGGGCTTGGGTGGCGGGGAACCGACGTTTTGTTCCGGACCCTCTTGTTCCTCTTGATTCGAGGTTACTGGGCTGTACGCCGGAGTCTCGCGCTTGCGTACTGGGTCGTAAGCTGTGCTGCGTTCGAGCTTACCTTCTTTCACCAGCTCGCGTAGCAGCGTGCGGATGAGGTGGGACTTCTGGCGCTCACCGAGGGTAGGGTAGTGTCCTCCGGTGAGGCTCTCCCCCGCCTGGTTGAAGTATTCGCGCAGGTAGTAAATACCGATGACTGGCTCCGGAGCAATGCTGTAGTTCTCACCCGGGTGCTCCTTGAGCCACTTCTGTCGGTGTTGCTCCTGGTCGTGCCAGTCCTGGTAGGTATCCTCAATGTCCTTGAGGATCGAAGCCTTGAGGGTAGCTCGGTCGCGGCTCTTGCCCTGCTCGTCTTCTCCCTTGATCACCGGGAGGTAGGACATCCATTCTGTTTCGTCGCCATCTTCGCGTGCGAAGTACATCGCCAGACGCACAATGATTGACCACACTGCGGTCTGGTCGTGGTTCCATTCGCTACGTGGGGGGTCTAATAGCGCAGCAGCAAGCATGTCGCTATTGCTCAGTGCAAGGAAGCGATCTTTGGCGTAGTCGTAATCCACGGCTCACCCGTTGGGCCAGTGTCGGAACTCGTCGAGGTTGGGGTTGCCGTCGGGTGCTGGCTGTACTCGCATGTTCTGTGTTCCAGTAGCCCCAGGACCGAAAAAGGCATCGGTCTCATCTTCCTCGTCGCCGCTGCCGTCCTGTTGTTCGCAGTCGGGATCAGGTCCCGGCCCAGAAGGTTTATTCGGCCCCTTGCCTGGGGGGATGATTCCGTGCATCCAAGCCCGCACGACTACTCCCTTCACAGTCTTCTTGGCTTCGGGAGCATCTTCGATGGCGTTCATCACCTCACGGCGCTGCTTGGGGCTGAGCTGTGACAGGTCTTCGACACCGAACTCGGTGAGCAAGGTACGCACCACCTCGCGGCTGGTCTTTGAGACCGCACCTGCACTCGATTGGCGCTCGAGCAGGCTCTCCTCAGGTACCGACACGCCTTCTTCTTCTCGGAGGCGATTTATTCCGTCTTCCAAGCTACCTGAGAACACGGTTCCCGACATCGGGTTCCCGCGCTTATCGGTGCGCTTGACGACATACTCTCGATTGATCGGATCGTGTTCTACCCCGATGGAAGATCCATCGGGGAAGTGCCAAGCGTGTCCCGAGGGATCGCCGCGCCAGGACCACGAAGTGTGTTGGGTTTTGCCGGTGCTGCGTGCTACGCCCCGTGCCTTCTTTCCGTTCTTGCGGTGGGTGCTGTAGCTCTTGCTGTGCGCCAGGTGTTGTATTTCACCCCGTTCGGTGCTGAGCGGGCCGTAGACGAATTCGGTTCCCCCTCCGGGGGTGGTGCGTCCAGTCTCACGTAGCGCGCTCTTCGGCTTGATCTTGACTAACCGCCCGTCATTCATGATCGACAGACCGCGGTTCTCTAATCCCTCGTCCATGATCTGCTGGATGGTCTCGGGGGTAGCACGCTGGAGCTGCTTCTCGGTGAAGCCCCGTTCTCGCAGCACGTCACCGTGCTGTTGCAGCAGCTTGGTCTTCGGATGGACTTCCTTCTCTGGCTTCGGGTGCGAATCGGGCACATCCCCGCTGTCGGGGTTGTCATCGGCGTGGTCTTCCAGGTCATCCCAGCCAGCGTTCCCGAGCTTGCGTGCGAGGTCATCCCAGTCGGTGTCTGGGTCGTCGAGAAGCCGTTGGATGCGTCGCTTGATCTTCTTCGCGCCTTTGACCTTCCATCCGAGATCCTTGGCAACGCTCTTGAGGGTGTCGCTGTCTTCTTCGAGGCACTCGGCTAGGAAGCGGCTGCCGGCGTGCTTCGGCTTGGAGAGCCGATCCACCGCCCCCATGATTGCTGCCTCAACGTTCTTGTGCCCCTCGAGGTTGAGCGATTGTTCTTCGCCAGTGGCGTGGTTGACAACCAGCACTTCGTGGTTGTCTGTGTGGTGGATGTAGAACTCGTGGTTTTCTCCGTCGCGTTTGAAGTCCAGTCCGATGGTCTCGTCGCCGTCGTCGTCTACGAAGTGTTCCAGGTTGCCGATCTTGCTGCCACCAAGCTGATCCCGCACATGCCGCTTGAGGTCGCGCAGGTGGCTCCCGAAGTCAATTCCCATCTCGTTGCGGTGCGCGCCCTTGCCCTCGTTGCGCTTCCACTGCTTGCGGATTTTGCGCTGCTGGCTGGTGGGCAAGGACCGAAACTTCACCCCGCGGCCGGACTTCTCCGACTTGAACTTCTTGTCAGCGACGTACTGCTGGAAAGAGTGCTCGGACTTGGGGTGTCGGAAGGATCCAGCCACTCGGAGAAGAGTATCAGATAGGTGCGACATGAGCATCCTCTATGATCGTTGCTGCTGACAATCTGCCCTTCTCCGCACCAGGTGTGCTTCGGACTAGTCTTCTGGTCAGTCAACGGTGGAATCTTCTCCGGCTGCTTCGTATGCCTCTTCCATGCTGCCGAGGTCACGAAATGCGCGACAAGGTTGCCTGGATCAACCCGGAGAGCTTCTCCATCCCGTGCTCACCCACAAAGGCGATCAGGTTGTCGGTGTGCCCTTGCACCCGGAGGTAGCGCACAATGTCGCTGATGTCCACGCGGGTAAGGTTGCGGGTTGGATAAGCCGCACGTACTAGCTCGCACTCCAAGGCGAAGCGCGGGATGCGCAGCTTGTTCATCACCGGCCGGGTAGCCCGCCACTTCCACGTGTTGCGTACCCGTTCGGGGGCGGGGTTCTGGGCCACCAACTCCTTGCCGAAGAGCGACTGCGGACCACCCTCCGCAGCCATCCGCTGCAAGTAGCTTTGCACGAATCGCTGTACTTCCGGCGGTAGCTTCCGGAAGGGTACATGCGGCTCCAAGGACTCGGCAGCAATGAGCAGTACCACACGAGCGCATGGCGACAGTCGCGGATTGTAGACCAGCGCTCGGTGGTTCACAGCACTACTTCTTGACGACTTCGATCATCCAGCCGCCTTGCCCGTCACCACCCGAGTCGGTGACCTTCCAGCCTTGCTGCTTGACCCAGCGCTTGAACGCCGAGACGTTGCTCCCCTTGGGGAGACCGATGATCCCACTGTCGTTCCAGCTCTCGAAGGCGCTGGCTCCGAACTTGGTTGCCTTCTCCACCAGCTTCCCGAAGGGGGAGTTGTCCCGCTGCATCCGCCCAGCGGTGCGGTCAGCGTTGAACCGACCCCGAGGGGCGTCTTGCCCGAGCGCGCTCTCGGCCGCCTCGATGTCGAGCTGGAACTCGACGCCGTTGCCGTTCCAGCGTGCGAGCACCAGACCGGGGATGTTCTTCGGGCCGGCGGGAAGGACGATGCCCGCTTCGCGCTTGAGGTCGTCCACGAACAGCAGCGCGGTGGTGGCGTCCATCATCCCGGCGGTGGTCACGAAGGCCACGAACTCCTCGGCGGTGCCGGTGACTACCTGGGCCTCGCGCACGAGATCCTTGGCGTAGTCCTTGTCGCCGAACATCTCGGTGAAGTAGCGCTCTAGCTTGGTCTTGGTGGCACCGTCGAGGCCCTCACTGGCTAGCACCTCGCGCACCTGGTTGTAGTGTACGCGGTTGGTCTGGCTGTCGTGTTGCACAGTGAGGTAACCCTCGTTGTCGGGGACCGACATCACAGTGCCGACACGCTGCTGGCCGTTGAGGTCGAAGTAGGCGACGTTGGCGTTGAGCACCACCAGCTGTTCGCCGCCTTCGACGCAGTCGGCGAGGCGTACACTGCTGGAGCGCGCCAGGCTGCCGCGCGTCTTCTTGAGGATCTCTTCGAGGTCTTCCTCGGCCACCCGGAAGACCACCGGACGCCCCTCGACATCCTCCAGCTCCCACACCGCGTTGGTGCCGGCTTCGACGTAGCGGTTGGGGCCGATGCAGGCGAGACGCTGGCGCATCGAGTCGAAGGCCGCGGAGACTCGGTTCGCGGTGACGTTGAGGGTCACCACCCGTTGCGAGGAGTGGGCGAAGGCCGAGGACATGTGCGCTCGGATCCGACCCTGGAAGCGCTTGATCACGAATTCCTCGATCTGCTCGCCCGAGGGCTGCCCGAGCACCTGGTCGTAGCCGATGCCGATGGTAGCGAGCTGGGTTCCGGCCATGCGGTAGTCGCCGAGGTAGAGATCGCTGCGGTAGCCGACCTGTTCGGACAAGCGTTGGGAGAGCTTCTCACCGAGCCGGTCGGTTCCGCCGAGCATGGAAGACGTCATGGTCTTCTCCTGTTTCACTGTCGGTTGGGTTGGTGGTTACCGACCGCTGCAAGTAGGACGGACGGTGGGAACTGGAGAGCTTGGGCAGCGGCTTCGATAGTCTCGAAATGCCGCATGGCCCAGTCAATGACTTGCTGGGCCGCAATCCCGGTGCGGGATTCGATGACGATGTGTGAGGGCGGTCGGATGTTGCAACACTCCGGGGAACAGATCACTACGGAGTCTTCGACGTAGAAGGGCTTTCCGTCGATGCGTCGCTCGCAGACACCACAAACCTTCGGGTTGTGCAGGAATACAAACTGTTGGTGAAGCTCGGCGGTGTCTTTGGCAACGGTCACTGTCGCCTGCCGCATCTGCCGCATTGCTGCGAGCAAGATATCTTGCACGTCTTCCGAGTCGAGCCCAGTCACTTCCGAGATGGCGTCGACGGACATTTCCGACTCGCGCGAGCGCACAAGTAGGCAGTCTTGGTGTTCCGGGTGACCTTTCAGGTGGTAACGGCATCCTACGTTCCTGCATGGGATAACTACAGTCGTCCCTAACATCGGGCAGGAATAGTCCGCCTCTTTGGCAACCGCTACGGAACCCTTGAGTACCTCGGCAACTGCTGCCAGCCCCAGACACCTGAGAGCGTTGCGTATCGTCCTGCGGTCGAAGGGGTCCACGTCGGGATACACCGCGCGAACGATCACTTCTAGCTCGTTGTGGACCCCTTCGGGGGTCAGACGCATCTGGTAGCGCTGCAAGATGCGGAATAGCATAGCCTGAGCAACGCTGATGTTTTCGTGGTCCATAGGACGTGTCACCGACGGCGGGGTGCCTGGGGAGGGATTGCGACTGACGGAGACTGTTCGGGGGTAGTCTTGGAACTACGGGGAGAAAAGCACGATGCGGTCTTTCGGGATGACATTGTGGTCCCGAACATAGGTCCGGGCCTGTGCTCCGGTGATGTACAGCCGTGAGACCAGGAAGTCTAGCAGCTCATCCGCAGCGAAGTCCTGGCAGGAGAACATGTCGAAGCTCAGTTGTCGCTGTAGCGGCCAGGTGTGGATTGCCGCATGGCTGGTAGTGAGAATCACTGTGCCGGTGACTCCACCGTCGTCCTCTCCGGTACTCACTTTGCCTGGATCCAAAGGTACGACTACCATGTCTGCTGGACGCAGGATGGTCATACCGACGTGCTCGACTGCGTCGTTCAGCACCTGAGCGAGGGCTTCTGGAGAATTCAGCAGGTTTCGCGTCGCTGCGGCAACAGCCGGGTTGTTGCTGCAACACCAGGCATCGACCGTGAGAATCCTGCCGAAAGTGGTGGATCCAGGCTCGTGAGGGCGGGTTGGGTGTGCTTGTCGGCAGTCGGCAATACGTTGATTGACCAGCTCGCGCAGCTCCAGCAGTACCGCTTCTGTTTCGTTGTTCATCTGGTTTCCCCTATGGGCGGATGTTGCCGAGGGCGTCGTGCGCCTCTTGGCCGCTGCCGGGTCTGCCGAAAACACCAACAGCCTGGCGCCAGCGGAGCCGCTGGCGGAGGTAGTTGCCGGCGTCCTCTAGCGCACTGATCGCTCGGGCACTCCACCGTCCCCCTGGCTTGCCTTCGGGTCCGTGCTTCGAGTGGTTGAAGGAATCGAGGTGGTGCTTGAGCACCTCGATGAGAGCAGTGGTAGTCATCCCATTCCAGGAGACCCTCGGGTCGTTGCGCTGGAAGTTGATGATCTCGATCCAGAAGTCCCCAGCACCCCAGTCGAGGTGCAGCCCCAGATCGGCTTCGGAGATTGAGCCGGAGTAGTCCACTCCTGGATCGTCGGCAATCTCGGTGGGGGACTTGGTTTGGTGACTCAGCGCGGCTTCCAGTTGCATGTTGAGCCCGACCAGTGCGTAGGTGCGACAAGCACCGTCAGGGTCCTTGCGTGCGAACACCAGCAAGTTGGGGATCTTTTCGACGTCGTCGCTGTAGATCCGCACCCACTCGGCATCTGGGCTTGGAGAGCCGGTGAGCGCGCCCACCAGTTCCTCACGGAAGACTTCGCGAGCATCCTCGTTGTCTCTGATGTTCATGTTATTCTCGTACTGTATTGGGTGGTTGTAGTTGGAGATCAGCCTTGACCGATCTGGTAGCCCTTCGGGCGTTCTTGCGCCTTCTTCTCGTCAGCCGCGCGGTCTAGCTCGAACTCGCGTCGTGTCTGCGAGGCGATCTCGGGGATCTGCTGTTCGAGGTAGCTGTGCAGCTTGTCGAAACCTTCGTCCTCGATCTCGCGGACGAAGCCCCGAAAGGCCACCCGCGCCGGCATCGCCTTGATGACCTCGTTGTTGGCGTTGACCGTGATGACAATGGCCCAGCCGAAGAGGTGCAGGAAGCGGTTGGCTGCCCAGAACAACCCGCTGCGCTGGAATTCCTCCCAGCTCTTGTAGTCGATGGTCTTGTAGTCGGTAGCACCCATGGTGGTTCTCCCTCTCGAAGCAGCTAGCTGTGCTGTCCTTGCTGTCGGCGGTTGCCGCGCGGCCGTTGGGGACGTGCCTCGCTGACGTTGATGCTGCGTCCGCGGATCTCGCTACCGTTCATGTCGCGCATGGCGCGCTCGGCGGAGATGCTGGAAGCGAAGGTGACGAACCCGAAGCCACGCGAACGCCCAGTTTCGCGCTCGGTGATCACTTTGCAGTCGGTGACTTCGCCGAAGGGTACGAAGGCGTAGCGCAGCTCTTCGTCGTCGATGGCCCAAGCCAGGTTGCCGACGAACAGGCGGGTTCCGTTGGGATTGTCGCTCATTTCAGTCCTCGATAGTAACCCGGAAGGATCAGATCCTCCCCTCACGTTTCAGTATTCGATAGGCCCCAAGCGTAGCCGAATCCATGACATGTTCGCAAGGATCTAGGCGCTCTGCCCGGGGCCGCCAGGTGCCGTGCCTCTGGCCCAATCTCTTTATGATCTTTCGGGGATACAGATCCCGGTGGTGTTTGTTGTAGCTGTTCTTGTGTGCGCTCGGAACCACCAGCACTACCTTGAGTCCTGCGCCACGGGCTACTGCTGCAATGGTGAAGATAATCGCATTGACTACCTCCGATTGGGTGCCTCCACCGCCGGGACCCCGGTGCTGGTAGCGCTCAATAACCACCTCGTTCTGCGAAGGGTTTTGCAGCATTCCTAGCTCTGGCAGGAAGTAGTGTCGGAGGTAGCGGACCAGCTCACTGTTGACCAATTCGTTCACGTGTGTTGGAGTGCGGAGTTGATTGGAGCGCGTCAGCTTTCGACCGCACCACAACGTCCACCAGGTGTTACGCTTCCCGGGGTCAAAGGAAAGTGTCATCGGCAGACCGGTGCGGATGATCCCGGTAACTGGAATCTTGCCAAACTGCTCAAAGAGCTTGTCACGCTCGGTCACGTATTCATGGGCCACAACGGCCTCCTCTGTAGTTCACTCACAGTGACACACCGTGGAGATACCATAAGCTATGGCTCGACGACGCCGACGACGTTACCGCAGTGCCAAGTGGTACAACCGGCGCGGACTGCCTAACAAGAGTGAGCAGTCGGTTGTGGAGCTGGGGATCCCCGGATTGGAGTGCTGTGTAGGCACCAGCCGCTACGTGCTGCTGCGGCACCCAGACGAGCGCCGCTACCGCGACGTGCGCAAGATGCACTGGGCGACACCAGGAGAGAAACCGTGGCGTAAGCATCCAGACTTCGCCTACGGCTGGCGTGGTCCGGAGAAGGGTGGCCAACCGCTGCTGGTAGTCGAGGTGTTTGGCTTTGGCAAGTATCATACGGCGGCCGAGGCGCGCTACGTGAAGTCGGAGTATGCGCGTGCTGGGGTGCTTTGCTTGGTCTTCTCGGCGCGCTTTGTGCGAGCACAGCCGGAAGCTGTGCGGCGCCGGATATGTAACGCCATAGCCTCTTTATCCAGCGATGGTTGACAGCCGCACGCTTCAGCCCTTAAAGAGGTGCTGTCGAGCCCAAGCGGATCAGTCGGGTGTGGGTCGATAGTGGCAGCGGGGAGCGGGTCACGGGGACGTGGTACTCGCGCCGGGAATTTCTGGCAGGGTTCATTGTCAAACCGCGCGGTCACGGCACGATGCGTCGCCTGCGTATACTGAATAGGGGTTAGGCCCAGTAGCCGAAGTGATCGCTGTGCAACGGCTGGAGCGGCGGTAGCTCCTCAACATCGGGATGCCAGTAGAACACAGCCTCGGCCGCGCGATAGCCTAGCGCGAGGGCGCTGGCGAGCACCCGAGAGCCGCTGAAGACCAACAGCCGCCCATCGGGGTATACTTCGACGATAGGCGCCGGGTGTTGTACTCGTTTGCGCCATGCGCGTCGGACGGTACTGGCGTAGGCTAGCCGTCGGAAGTGTTTGTTGGCACAGCAACGGCGGCAGATTCCTGCCCGTAGCTCATACCACTTCCCGCAAATCAAACAAGTGCCGCGGTGCGGAGCGTACTCCGACCATGCTAGCATAGTGCGCAGTGGCGCTGCGGTTGCCAGCGTATGCTGCGCTTCGTGATCGAAGCGTGTGTAGTCGGCGGTGAGCAGTTGCAGATCGAAGATGTTGTGTTCCTGCCGACCGTAGCACTTGGCGTAGTCTCCGGTCCGAGCCATCAAGTGCGGGGCGGGGCGGGAGTGTTTGTACGTGCGCAGTAATCTCACCCCGGGGAAGGTAGCTGCGCGATATTCGCTAGCATCTCGGAGCAAGCGACCCAACCGGGCTCTCCGCGCTGCTGCACACACCCCCATCCCGGCACTGGCGACCCGCACAGCAGATATTCCTACCGGCTCCGGAACAAACCCTGTGGGGGGTGTGTGTTGGGACCTCTCGTCCCTATATGGCGTCGGAGGTGTCATAGTTTGGCAGTACATGGCATGTTAAAAGACTGGGCGGGTACGCCCCTACCTTATGGAGATTCTCGTGCGGTTCGGTGGTCGCGACGAACCCAGCATCGAGCGTCAGACCGTGACGCGGCTGGATCATCTCGAAGATACCATCAAAGAGCACATCAATCAGGACCTTGTTCCGCGCATCAGTGAGCACCACCGAATCTCGGTGGCCACTGACCCGGTGGCCTTCCTCTACTACAACCGGCTGTCCTTCGGGCGTCGGTGTTCCTGCTGGAATGATGTAGACGCGGGGCCAGACAAGCAATGTCCGGTGTGCTTTGGCATGGGCTACGTTACCGGGTTCAAAAAGTACGGGTGCATCTGGGAGTGTCTCGACGTTACCGCGCAACAAACCACCATGGTCAACGTTGCGCCGAACTACGACAGCCAACGACGTCCCGTGTCGCTTTCGCTGATCAACGGGGCGGTGCGTGGCTATATCGAGTGGTCGGTGCAGATACAGTCGAACGGCTACCTCCCTGCCGGAGAGACCGAACGGCTGGTGCCTGTCGACGCCCTCCGGCTAGGCGCAGTGGCCCCACGTGGGACCATGGTCGTTCTTTACGTGCGCGACAGCACGGAATCCTCATTTACTGAAGTGACCGGAAAGGACCAAGTAGAAGACCGGCTGCTTGACGCCAACGGCAACCCGGAAACCCTGACCTTCCGGGTGTTACTTGCTCGGGCACCGCAGGCCAAAAGCCCGAGCTTTACCTACTTGCACTTCAGATATCGCACACGTGAAGATATTTCTGTGAGCGTGGACATTCCGAGAGACCAGCAGAGCATTACCCTCTCCGAGATGGGCCTCTACGACTCGTGGCAAGTGATGCAGATGGTCTTCGGAAACAAGTTGCGAGCACTGAACACCGAAGACTTCTTTGTACGTGTGCGCGACAATACACGATGGAAGCTGACTGAGCTTACGCCGTTCAAGCCTGAAGGCCACCTCGTAGGTTATGACGGGACAGCACGGTTGGTACAAAAGTTTGAAAACTACCACCTCGTTCCATGAGGACAACCGATGGCGCTCGAAGACACCTACATCAATCTCGAGATCAACACCAGCCACTCGTTCTATGACTCGCTGGAAACTGTACAGCAGCGAGCACTGGTGGTGATGTGTGGCAAGGGTGGTGCCGCGGCGGTGCATCACGCTCCCGGCAACCGTGCCCGACAAGCGCACTTCTCCGGTCTATCCGGTCACTCGTCACGGATGGTTGGGGACAGCAAGAGTCTCGCCATCGGACGCGGCGGCCTCCGCCTGCCGCTCTCGCAGCTTTGGTCGTTGAACCGACGCACGGTGGAAGACCTCGCAGAGTACGTTGGTGATGGCAGCAGCGGGATACTCACGGCGCGGCTACTCAACCGTGGGCGTACTATGACTGGTGCAGCAACAGCATCGAACGCTCTCATGGAGCCCATCGGTCCGAAGCTCACCGGACAGGAGCTAGCACGGCAGTACATCGAGCCGCGGCTGCTGTGGGACGGCATCGTAGCCAACCAAGTCGCCCCGGTGGCCTCCTACACCGACGAGTTTCTCTATCTGCCACGCCTTGCCGGCAGCAAGCTGCTGGTCGACATCGTGTTCCAGGCAGGTGCCGACTCGTGTACCCTCACCGTGTACTCCTACAACCCCAGCACCGATACTGTGGTCGCGATCTACAGTGCCACCGGTGTCGCCAGCTCCATGCGACTCGAACTCGACGTGACCAGTCCGTGGGTACTACCAATGATCACCGCCGGTATCGCAGCATCCACGCTGGATATCTCCGTCGGCGTATCCCCCATCCGCCTGTCTTAGTGAGGTTCCCTATGGGCGAAAAGCATCGGCCGTCACCGCCGCCCCGCGACTTCCGTGAAATCCTGCGTATCGAAACGCGCGAGCAAGCCATTGCCGCCATCGAGCGCTGGACCTACAACGAGATGGTAGCCTACCCCAACGAAGGTCGGGTAGAGCTTGCCAAGTACCTCGTCGAGAAGGTGGGGGCACAGGAGCTTCCGGTGCCTACCGCCTGGATCGACATGATCCAAAACCCTGGCAAGTTCGATGAGCTTCACGCCGACATGGTTGGCGAGATCGATATCGAGCCGCTACGCTTCGACAACCGCCCGACAGCCGATTCCGAGCGTGACCTAGCTCATCTTGCGGATCGCTAAAGGGTAAGACCTTCTCTCCGCTCTTGCACTTCCGAACCGGAGCACCTCGAATGAACCTTGCAGTACGGAAAATGGTAGAGACTGCGGGAGCGCGCATCGTTGCGACAGCCCTGACCGCCTCCCTTCCGGGATATTTCAAGATTGCCCACGGGCAGAATCCCCGAATGATGTACATTGAGCGTGAGTTCGATGACACTGCGGGAGCTGATGCCGCGGACAAGCAGTTCGAGAAGTGGTCGCAGCAGTACGAGGCAGGGGACTACTCCTATCCGGGAGCGTACCACCAGGAGGACTACAAACGGCGCCGGGACGCCTGGGAGGCGTACAAGCAAGCGGAAGAGAAGCTACGGCGCGACTGGCGCAAGAAGCTGTCGGATGTCTTGTCGGACATCCCGTACAGCGAATACGAAGAGCGCGAGAAGGCCAAGAAGCAGATCGCTGACCGTGTCGAGCGCGAAGCTACCAAGCTCCAAGAGAAGATGGGCCGCCCAGAGAAGGTGACTTGGGAGGATGCCAAGCGGCCAAACCACCCGTATACCAACCGGGTGTTCCGTATCTCCTTCGCTGACCGCATCATCGAATACTACAACACCTCGGGAAGACGTTCACGCTTCGAAATCACCTCGATCCAGCCCATTCGCGAGTATGACCGGCTACAGGTCCTCGAAAAGGACTACGAGCTTCCGGACGATGTCGCCAAACTGGTTGCTGCCGGAGCAACCGCCGAACACCCAGATCCAGACACCGCCGGTCTTGAGCGTGTGCTAGCCACGGCGCGTACCAAGACCCCGCCGATCAGTGGTACCGATGTTCGGATTCCCTACTCTTTCGAGCCCTTCGTTCGGGAGAACTTCCCCAAGTCAGACTCCTACTACGTCACCCAGGGATACCGGGAGTGGCCCGACGGGTTGCTAGAGGCTCTCGAAGGGGAGTTAGCGCGTCGGAAGGAGCTGCTGACACACACAGGGGAATACCTCGCTGCTATCAAGCGGGCAGCGAACGCCGGGCACTACGCTGAGTGGGGAGTGGCTGACGGCGCCAACATCGAGCCAGGAAGGCGACTTCCAGAAGTCCTGCGTTCGGAAGACTATGAGTATTCGCCCCCGTGGCTGCCGCTCTACGAAATGTCGCGGGTACCGCACTATCGCGAACACCTTCGGCAGCAGAGCGAGCAGTACGACAACCTGATGTCAGGGGAAGATACCTCCGAGGCCGCCTACAATCTGTGGGATGGCGACATGACCGGCAAGCGGATCGCCCTAGAGGACGGTCACCGCTACGAGGAAATCAAGAAGACAGAGGAAGAGAACTTCCGGAAGCGGAAGTTTGCGCACCCGGACAACTGTCCGATGATCCCACACCTGCGTAAGGAGATCAGCCTCTATCCGCACCAGGCCAAGGCCGGAGCCTTCCTCAACGAGTGTCCTGATGTAGCCATCGTCGACATGGACATGGGCGGCGGCAAGACTTCACTGTACCTGATGGACGCAATGACTCGCGTAGCTGCGGGGGACGCAACCCGGCCGTGCATAGTCATGCCCACCAACACCGTCGATCAGCAGATCGACGAGTTGATGCACAAGTTCGGCGACAACATCAACATCATCGCTATCAACACCACCTCCTGGAAGGCTCTCGAGAGTCCAGAGGAGGAGTTTGCCGAGATGATCCGCAGCGCCCCGCCGAATACCATTGTCCTTACCTCCTACGAGTGGTTGCGCAGTGGTTGGATTCCGGTGGACAATGGGAAGGTGTGGGGCCCGAAGACCAAGCGCGCCGGGCAGCCAAAGCTCGACCGCAACTACTGGCGCTCGAAGTGGCTGATCGACGAATGTGGTGTCGACATGGTAACCCTCGACGAGGGCCACCGCACCCGCAACACCTCAGCCACCCGTGAGGCGTGTAAGGGCCTGGCCGCTGCCAAAGTCAAGCG